ATCTGTAATTGACCATGTTTCTGTTACTGTTAGAGTGATCTGTGATAGAGGCGTCTCCCATGAAATAGTAAGGCATAGGATTGCTAGTTATTCTCAGGAAAGTACAAGATATTGTAATTATGCAGATGATAAATTTGGGAATGAAATAACTGTGATCATGCCATGCTTTTTTAATGATGTTGAAAGTGATAGTTACATGTATTATGTCTGGTATAACACTTGTAAACTGGCAGAAGATGCTTATAATGTTCTGATCAGCAGAGGGGCATCCCCGCAAGAGGCAAGGTCAATTCTTCCAAATTCCCTTAAAACAGAAATGTTTATTACAATGAATTTAAGGGAGTGGAGGCATTTCTTTAGATTAAGATGCAGCCCTGCAGCTCATCCCCAAATGAGACAGATTGCAAACATGATTCTGAATCAATTTAAACAGACATTTCCTTTGTTTGTTGAAGATATTGAAGTTTAAATAGGTGGTGAGGTTTAAAAATGAATAAGCAAATTATAATCATCAATGGCCAAGGTGGTGTTGGAAAAGATACAATCTGTGATATTGTAAAGAAACATTATGGCACCAAGGTAGTTAGTTCAATTGACAGAATCAAGGCAATTGCTATTTATGGTGGCTGGGATGGTCAGAAGGGTTTGAAAGGAAGGAAGCTTTTATCTGATATTAAATTGGCATTTAGTGAATATAATGACTTGCCTTTCAAACAAATGGCCCATGAAATAAAAATCTTTAAGGATTTTAGAAAAGAACAGATTTTATTTATTCATGTAAGGGAACCTGAGGAAATCACAAAACTAATTTCTGAATATCCGGAAATCAAAACATTATTGATCATAAGAGGACAGAACCCTTCTGAATTTGGGAATATGGCTGATGATAATGTTTTGAATTATAATTATGATTTTGTTTTTGAAAACAATGGAAAACTTGAAAATCTGGAAATGGATTTCCTGGAATTCTTTGAAGGTAAAATGCTTAAATAAGGGATAAAAATTATGGCTACATTTAAAGTTGATTTTGCCACTATGTCCAGAATAAAAAAGATGAATCAAAAACAACTTGGAAACTGGTTAGTTCAGTTTGGCAAATCATTATATAATGATGGATACACTCAGGCTTTAAATGACATAAAAGGGAAAGAAGATGAATTTGAAAAAATAATCTTTGAAGAGGATGAGTTTTATAACATGCTTATATCAATTAAGGGGATTTCAACAAATACAGCTAATAAAATCATGGACCGGATAATGAATTATCCACAAAATGATTGAATCCGTTTAAAAGGCGCCAGAAGGCTCTGTAAAACGTTTTAATCCATTTATGCATAAATCCACATTGATGGCATTTAAATCGCTTACAGAGCCTCACAGAGGCCTTAAAATCAATTCTGCTGCATTGTTCAATGTGAATTTCCAAATATTGATATAAAATAAAATATTAAAATTTTTGATGTATGTTATGTATATGTATTTGTTGTTCTGTATATGATATAATATATTATATATATAAATATATATTAAATAAAAACATCCACTCCAAAGATTATTTAAGACTAAAATTTTGGAAAGGGAATTTGATTGAGCAATGGCAAGAGGAAGAACTAAGATAATTTCTGCTGAAGACTGGATTGATGAGGACCACCTTATTTTACTAGAAGGTTGGTCAAGGGATGGATATAGCTATACAGATATTGCTAACAAAATCGGAATAAGCAATGGGGCTTTAGTTAACTGGAGAACAAAATATCCGGAAATAGCTAATGCCTTAAAAAATGGCAGAGAGATTGTTGATTATAAAGTTGAAAATGCATTATTAAAATCTGCTCTCGGTTATACAACCCAGGAATCAAAAGTAACTGTTCTTATGAGAGGTAGTAAAGTTGTGGAAAAGACAACAGAAACATTAACCAAAGAACAGGCTCCAAATGTATTAGCAATACAAACATGGTTGTATAACAGATTACCTAACAAATGGAAAAACACTAGAAACAGAAGTTTAATTGATGAACTGGATGAAGATACAAATATTGAGATTGTTGTATCAAAGGCAAATGGTAAAGAGGTAGAACAACAACAATATAATAATAATATAAATAATAATAATCCAGATGATGAAACAGAGGATGATAAAGAATGGCAGGATGAGGTTAACCATTCAGTTACAATCAGGGGAATGTCTCAAGAAGAGAAAATGAAACGGACATTGATTGAAAAGGAATCAAAAAAGGCAAAAAGGAAATCAAAAACTAAGGTTAATAAAAAATCTCAAGCCGAGTTAGATTATTGGCCAGATGATTTTGAGGAATGAAATGATGGTTAAAAACAACAGGGTTAGAAGGATAAGTAAAAAGATTGGCCCGACATTTGATGAATTTCTTTTTGACTGGAATTATGAAACTTACTTAGCAATTGGTGGATATGGTTCTGGTAAAAGTTATCATGTAGCTTTAAAGATAATTTTCAAATTGTTGGAAGAAAAAAGAAAATGCTTAGTTGTCAGGGAGGTGTTTGATACAATCCTTGATAGCTGTTATGATCTGATCAAAGAAATCCTTGATGATTTAAAACTGTTAACTGAAGACCATTATGAATTCAAACGAAAAAGAAATAAAGTATTGGCAAGTAAGTCACCCTTAAGGTTTAAATTTCCTAATGGGTCAGAAATTATTTTCAAGGGAATGGATAAACCTGAGAAAGTAAAATCAATCAATGGTGTTTCAATCGTTTGGTTTGAGGAATGTTCTGAAATCAAATATGATGGTTATAAAGAAATCCTTGGAAGAATCAGAACACCAAATGTTTCAATGCATTTTATTCTAAGCTGTAATCCTGTTAGTTTTGATAATTGGGTTTATAGAAGATTCTTTGTAAGTCTGGATGAAAACGGTAAGGAAAATGTTATTCTTAATCCAGAAATTCTTTATGATCAAAAGGTAGTTATAAAAAATGGTATTTATTATCATCATAGCATCCCAACAGATAATCCTTGGCTACCAAAAGCTTATCTTAAAAGGTTAGATGAATTAAAGCATTATGATTATTATCTGTATGTTGTTGCAAGGTGGGGACAATTTGGACCTCAAGGCACAAGGGTATTACCCCAACTCAGAGTTATTGCAAGGGAAGGTGTTTTCTGGAATACTATTGAAAAACTTGGTGTTGAAAATATGTATTTCGGATTTGACTTTGGTTTTGAAGAAAGCTATAACGCTGTTGTTTGTATGTCAGTTGATTCTAAAAAAGGTTATCTGTATATTTGGGATGAAATTTATTATAACCACATGACTGACCCTGAATTTGCAAATCTTGATGAAATGCAGGATTTAAAAAGAAGAATAAATAATTACAGGGAACAAGGATATAATAAAACAATTGTAGCAGATAACGAGGACCCCAAAGCCATAACATATTACCGTCAATGTGGATTTCCTATAAGGGCATGTAGAAATAAATTTGCAGGCTCGAGGCTATCCAATACAAGAAAGATAAAACGATTTAAAAAGATATTTGTTGTCCAGACCTGCACAAATACAATCAGGGAATTAAAATGGCTGACTTATAAAAAAGATGCAAAAGGGAATGTTGTTTATGATCAGTTCAACATTGACCCACATACGTTTTCAGCTATTTGGTATGCATTGGATACTGTTACAGTTGCAGATTTGAAGGAAAAAGAATTTAATTCAAGAAAGGGATAACTGTTATGAATATTGACTGGAAAAGAAAACTTACAAGCAGGAAATTTTGGTTGAGTGTTGCAGCATTTGTTTCGCTTCTTATTATTGCATGTGGAAAGGATAAAACAGTTGCTGAACAGGTATCTGCAATTATTATGGCTGGTGCTACAGTCATTGGTTATGTAATTGGGGAAGGTTTAACAGATGCAACAAATATTCCGGAAGAATATGAGGAATAACTTATGGAAAGAAATGGTATTGATATTTCTGAATGGCAGGGGGATGTTAATTTTAAGAAAGTAAAATCCGATGGTGTGGAATTTGCAATCTTAAGGGAAGGATATAGACAACAGGTTGATGATAGGTTCTTTGAATATGTTAAGGGATGCAAGGAAAACAAGGTAGATATTCCTGGTGTTTATCATTTCATGTATTGTATTTCAGAGGATGAGGCAAGGGCAGAAGCTAGGAGTTGTATCCGGAATGTTGAAAAGGCAGGCCTTCCAAAAACAACTATTATCTTTTCAGATTTTGAGTATGATACTGTAAAGAAGGGAAAAGCCAGAGGAAGAATTCTTGGTAGAAAAGAATGCATTGCATTTACAAAAGCTTTTCTGGATGAGGTGCATGATGCCGGATATTTTACAGGCATTTATAGTAATATTGATTATTATAAAAACATGTATTCCAAGGAGCTGATTGATCAACATATATTCTGGCTTGCAGATTATACCGGTGGACCTGATTATAAATGTAATTTCCAACAAACAGGAAGCAAGGGGAGAATTTCTGGTATATCTGGAGATGTTGATATTGATATTTGGTATGATGCAAACACAAATAAAAAGGAAAACAATGTTATGAATTATTCAAGACAGAAAGTTGTGAATTTAGCAAATAGTTGGATTGGCAGAAAAGAATCAGATGGAAGCTATAAATTCATCATTGACATTTATAACTCATATTCTGGAAGTTTTCCTAGAGGTGTAAAAATGCAATATGGCTGGGCTTGGTGTGCATGTACTTGGTCAGCAATTGCAATTTATCTTGGTTATACTAAAATCATGCCAATTGAAATTTCTGTTGGTTATCTTGTAGAGGCAGCCAAAAGGATGGGGTGTTGGCAGGAGAATGATAGTTACATTCCATCACCCGCAGATGCTGTTATTTATGATTGGGATGATTCTGGCAAAGGTGATAATACAAACTGGCCTGATCATATTGGAACTGTTGTTGAAGTAAATTCAAATGCTGGATATTTTGTTGTTGTTGAAGGCAATTATGATGGTGCTGTAAAGAAAAGAACAATGTCCATTAATGGCAAATACATTAGAGGTTTTGTTGTTCCAAAATATACAGATAATGCGGTATCAAATGCGGAGCAGAAATCTGGTAAATCCATTGATGAGGTTGCACATGAAGTAATTGCCGGAACTTGGGGAAATGATAATAACCCTGAACATTATAGAAGCACACAACTTACAAAATACGGATATGATGACAAGGCTGTACAAGCAAGGGTAAATGAAATCCTTGGAGTTACAAAAAAGTCAAATAGTTCTCAGGTTAAAAAATCTGGTGAGGTTAAAGCTGTTGATTATGCAAGGTGCTTTAATAAGAAATGGGCCGGAACATATAAGACAGAAGTCAATCAGAATATGAGAACTGGTGCAGGTACAAATAAAAAGGTTCTTTGTGTAATTCCAAAGTGTTCTAAGGTTGAATGTTATGGCTATTATTCCATGCATAACGATGATAAATGGTTCTATGTTGTTGCAAATGTAAATGGGGTTAAATATACAGGTTTTGTTTGGAGTGGATATTTAAAGAGGGTGTGAATTTATGGCAAGTGAGGAAGCAAAAGTTATTGAAATGGAGAACAGTACAGATGTTCTTACTGCCTTTAATAAAATTCCCTATGCATTGATAAATCAAGAGGTTGAATTTGGTTCACATGATGTTCTCGAGGAATTCACTCAGATTTGTAGGTTTTATAAAACATATTACAAAGGCAAGAATTTTTCTGTTGAAGGTTCAAATGGGGATTATGTTCCTGCTAATCTGAAATATAAAATGGCTGCAAGTCTGATAAATAAAGAGGCAAGGTTTTTGTTTGCAGAAAGTCCGGATATAACCATCAATGCAAAAGGGGATGTAGGTAAAATTACAGATGAAGCGAAAAACATGCTTACCACTTACAACGATTTGCTCAAGAGTATTTTTGATGGAAATGAGTTTGAACAGATTCTTATTAAGGCAGCAAAGGATTGTTTTATTGGTAAGCGAGTTGCAGGTCTTGTTAATTTCAATGAGGAGGATGGTGTTACAATTACATTTCTTCCAAGCACACAATTTCTTTATGAAACACAAATTGGCAATAAAAGCAAAATTGTAAAGTTTGTTTGTTTCATGATTGTAAGGGATTCAAAAAGGCTTAGTGACAAAAGGATCTTCAAGAAAAAATATGTTGTGGAAAATGATAAGGTTTTTCTTGAAGAGGTTTTGTATGATGGAGCTGGAAGGGTAATTGAGGAAGTCACTACAAGGCAGGAAATCCTTTTAGACAGAATTCCAGTTGCAATCTTTACAAATGACGGATTGACCGGGGATGATAAAGGGGAATCTGAAATAGAAATTCTTGAGGATTATGAAAAGTGGTATTCCAAAATGTCAAATGGGGATATTGATGCTGAAAGAAAAACAATGAATCCCACAAGATATACCATTGATATGGATTCAAGGAGTACAAAAAATCTTAGCTCTAGTGCTGGTAGTTTTTGGGATTTGCAATCTGATCAAAACCTAGATAAACCCGTTCCGAATATTGGAATGTTGGAAAGTTCAATGGGGTATTCAGATGCTTTAAAGACAAGCCTTGACAGAATCAAGACAACAGCTTATGAGCAAGTGGATATGCCGAATATAACCCTTGAAACAATGGTTGGTAGTATAACATCCGGAAAAGCACTTAAAGCAATTTATTGGCCATTGATTGTAAGGTGTAAAGAAAAGATGAAAACTTGGGGACCTCAATTATCAAATATCGTTAAGATAATTATTGAAGGTTCACTTGTTTATCCGAATTGCATAGAGAAGTATACAGATGAAGCTTTATCACCGGTTGCTTATGAGGTTGATGTTGTCGGAAACACACCACTGCCTGAAGATGAAATTGAGGAGAAACAAACAGACCTTGCAGAAGTAACAGCACAAGTTATGAGTAGGAAATCTTACATGAAAAAATGGAGAAATCTTACTGATGATGAAGTGCAGGAGGAGCTTGAACAAATTGCTCTTGAAAGGGAAATGATTGAGGATAGTTTTCAAGCTACCAATAATTTTGGGGACCAGCCTTATCCGGAAGCTTCGGAAAATGATAAGGGTGATGCTCTTGAAAATACGGATGAGGAAATTGAAACAGATAATGATTCTGATTTTATTGAGGAATAAAAAATGCCTGATGTTGATGCTGTTTTAAGAAACAGGCTTTTAATGAAGGATGCAGAAGAAGCTAGGGATGCAATTACAAAAAAGCAACAAAGGGAAATATCAAAGCTTTATTCTGATTGGGCAAAGGAAGTTGGTGAAAGAGCAGAATATTTTAAGAATAAAACCACTCCATCAAGTGTTCTTGCAGAACAACAATTAAGGATATTGCAAAATCAATTGACAGAAACATCAAGACAGGTATCAAATGAGCTAAACAACAAAATTGTAAATAACATGTATTTAATGTCTGATTCTGTTGTCAAATCAAATGCAAAATGGCTTGAATCTTTAGGGTTTACAAATTTGGATAAGTTAAGCGCAGCATTTACAAATGTTCCTGATCAACAGGTCAGAAGGTTAATTACAGGGCAGGTTTATCAGTCGGGATGGAGTTTATCAAAAGCTATTTGGTCAGATAATGAAAAAGCTTTGAAAGATATTTATAGTATTGTTGCGAGTGGATTGGCACAGAATAGGCCAATATATGAAATTGCAAAAAATCTTGAATCTTATGTTAATCCAAATAGGAAACTTAATTGGAATTTGGTAATGGAAGATGGAAGGAGCATTTATAAAAAATCTGTTGATTATAATGCTCAAAGGTTAGCTAGGACATTAGTACAGCACAGCTATCAATCAAGTTTTGTTGCTGTTACAAAGGATAACCCTTTAATAACATCTTACAGATGGATTGCAAATGGTTCAAGGGTTTGCCCCTTATGCATGGAAATGGATGGCAGAATATTTGAAAAAGATAATTTGCCACTTGATCATCCTAATGGTATGTGCACTATGGAGCCTGTTATTGATGATAATTACTTGGATAGATTAGCTAATTGGGTAACAAATCCAGAAGGGTCAGACCCTGAACTTGATGAGTTTGCAAAAAACTTTGGTTATAATCCTCTCCCTTCTGTTTTGAATAAATCCCCGTTAAAAAATGCATCTACAGAAAATGCAAATGGACCTTTCAAAAATTGGTCAATTGATGATCTTAAAAGGATTGCAAAAGATTTGCCTGTAAATCAAGATGATTCTGAAATTGGACAGTGGGCAAGGTCATTTTATATAGATACAAATCAAAGCAATGTTATGAATGCATTTGCAAGGGAAGCTGCTAAGCATAATATGTCTCCATTGGAATGGCTTGAGGCAAATAAACAGAATTATTCTCAAGGATATTATGAACAAATGAAAAAGGCCTTTCCATATTTGGATAAAGCATTTAGTTCATATACATTACCAGAGGGATTAGAAACTCACAGATTTGTTAAAAGTGATTTTTTGGATGAGATGTTTGGAAGCAGAAAGATAAAGGATGTAAAAGCAAACATTGGTTCAATTTTGGAAAATAACCAATATTTGTCCTCTACTGTTACTGGGCATGATAGTTTTGGAAACAGGTCTGTTATGTTGACAATTCAAGCCCCGCCAGGAACAAAATGTCTACCAACAACAAACTATAAAGAGGGAGAGGTTGTTTTTAATAGAAACTATGATATGGAATTTCTTGCTGCAAATAAATATTCAAAAAAGAATCCAAAGGAAATGATAACCCCATCTGGTGATAAAAGTGATTTTACTGGTTTGGAGTTGATTGTTAGATTGGTTGAAAAGGGAAAATAAAATGAGTAATTTAAAAGTGCCTGCAAGGTTTGTGCAAGATGCAGTTAATATGATCAAATCCCAGTGTAGTGATTGCAGAAATAGAGTTGATATGCCGAACAACATGGATAGCAAATGTTTGAAGTTTGGAAAATGTCCGGATAAATACAGATTAGTTTCAAAGAAAACAAGGTGCCCCCAAAGGTATGGATGAAACAAGGCCTCTGTAAGGCTCTGTAAGGCGGTTTAATTGTTTTGTGTGTATTTCCTCATAAAACGTATTTAAAGGCCATACAGAGCCTTGTAAAGGCCTTAAAATGGATTTTGATGTTATGTTGTGTTTGATGTATATATTATTATATATATAAAATATTTTAAAATTTTTGAATCATATACTTTGTATTATGTATTTGGTATAATATTATATAGGCAAACATCCAACAAATAACTAGGAGCAAATGATTATGAATGTAAAAGCTATATGTCAAAGATGCAAGGAATCATTTAATGTTTCCGAAGAAAACTTAGTTTATCAAAAAGAATTTATGTATGATGGACAATCAATATTTTTAACATATTTCGATTGCCCCAAATGCGGCAGGCGCCATTTTGTTCAAATTGATGATCAGAAATCAAAAGAGCTTCTTGAAAGATGTAAAAGAGATTTTGTTAGTTTGTCGATTGCAAAAAGCAAGGGGCATAAAGCTATCAAAAATAACCGCAGAAAGAAATTTGATGCTGAGCGGAAGTACCTGAGCAAATTCAGGAGTGAGCTTGCCAAAGAATATTCTGGAAGGCAAGTTATGGATTTAGAAACAGGGAACATTTTTGTATTGTTGTTTTCTAAATTTTGATTTTGACCACTTATGAATGTGGATAGTTTTTTATGGAGGAAATTAAAAATGGCAGAAGAAAAGAAAAATCAGGAAATTGAAGAGGAAGTCAAAGATGAATCTGTTGATGAGACAGAAAATAATGATTCAGGTAATAATGATTCAGGTGATGATGGAAATGATTCTTCAAAGGAAGAGAAAACATTTACTCAGGCTCAGGTAAACAGAATGATGACCAAGGAGAAAAATCAGGGGAGAAATTCCGTTTACAATGAACTCGGCATTAAGCCTGGGGATAAGAAAACACTTGCAATGGTTAAATCCTTTATTGAGTCTCAGAAAACAGATGAGCAGAAAGCCGCAGAAGCGGAACAGAATTCTAATAAAGAACTGGAAGAGGCAAACAGAAAGGTTATTATTGCAGAAGCTAAGGCAGAAGCAATGATGCTTGGAATTAAAAAGCAATTTGTTGATGATGCTGTTACCCTTGTGATTTCCAAAATTGAGAATGAGGAAACAGACATTAAAACAGCTCTTGGTGAACTTAAATCAAAATATCCTGTTTGGTTTGAAAAGGATGATGATAAAAATTCTACAGGTAAAAGAGGGACTGGGAGTTCTGTAAAAACAAAGGGCGGAAATGGTTCTAAGCGGGATTCTGAAGAACAGAGCCTTGGCGCTAGGTTGGCTGCAAAAAGAAAATCTGGTGCAAAAAGTAGTTATTGGGGAAAGAAATAATTTGTTTTGATTTTTAGGAGGAAATTTATTTATGCTTAATAGAAGTGGTATTAAAACAGCATCTTATGGTGCTCCCACTCAGATTCTTGCAAATGTTGATCTGCAGGCTTCTGTTGGATGTATTGTTGATGATGCAATTGTAGCATCTGCTGATTCTAATGGTAAGAAGATTGCCAAGGCAGGCACTCCCATTGTTGTGGATTTTAGCAATTTACAGACTCCTGTAGTTGCTCCTACGGCAGGGGATGCAACGGCGGACCCGCCTGTAGAGGCAGTAGATGCTAATGCAGTACTTCTGCATGATGTTGATGTTACTAATGGTGATGCAAATGGAACTGCACTTTATTTTGGTGTTGTTAATATCAACCGTCTTGATGCAGCAACTCAGGCAAAGGTTACAGCTGGCGTAAACACAATCGGGGCTGTATCTTTTATTAAGGCCTAATGGATTTTGTTTTAAAGGAGGATTTTAATATATGACTATTTTTGACCTTATGACTAGTCAGAATCTTGTAGCATATTGGGAAACTCTTATTCAGGATGAAGCTCCCTATCCCTGTGAGGAACTTTTTCCAGATGATAAAAAGCAGGGACTTTCTCTTAAGTGGCTTAAGGGAGCAAGAGGTCTTCCCATTGTTCTAAAAACAAGCGCTTTTGATGTTCATGCAATCCCTCGCCCTAGGATTGGCTTCGAAAAGCTTTCTGCTGAAATGCCTTTCTTCAAAGAATCCACTTACATTGATGAAGAGCTGAGGCAGGAACTTAACATGGTTCTTGAAACAGGAAATCAGGCCTACATTGATTCTGTTATGAATCGTGTTTTTGATGATGAAACAAATCTTCTTAGAGGTGCAAGAGCATCTAGGGAAAGAATGAGAATGATGGCCCTGACTACTGGTGTTGTTTCCATGGCCTCGAATGGGCAGGCATTTACTTTTAATTATGGAATTCCTGCAGGACATAAGAGTAATGTTTCTACTGCTTGGAGTGATCACACAAACTCAGACCCTATTGAAGATATTAGGGTTGCTAAGGAAAAGATTCAGGATGATACTGGCGCTATTATCACCCGTGCAATGTGTAACTCCAAGGTATGGCGTCATATTCGTAACAATGTCAATATTCAGAGGCAGATTTTTGTTCTGTCTAATGGAGTTGGTTCTATCAGTGATCAGAGACTTAGACAGTATATCATGGATGAGCTTGAGATTGAGGTTGTTGTTAATGATAAGAGGTATAAGGATGAATCTGGGAACACTCTTGCTTTTATGCCTGACAATACCTTTGTAATGTTCCCTGATGGGGACCTTGGAAAGACATGGTTTGGAACTACCCCCGAAGAATCCGATCTCATTTCTTCTGGTGTTGCAAATGTGTCCATTACTGATACCGGTGTTGCTGTTACGACAATTAAGAAAGCAGACCCCGTTAACGTTGAAACTAAGGTGACAATGATCTGTCTCCCTAGTTTTGAAATGGCTGATCAGGTTTATATTATCAGCACAGTAACTGCTTAATCTGGATTAAAAAATAATAATAAAATTAAATAGCCAAATATTTGAGAGTGCTCCGCCATGATGTTTGCCAAAGTCGTTTTCGTTACTACTGTTTTATTTCTCAAATATTTGGCTATTTTTATCAAAAGAAAGGAATTTGGAAATGGTTAAAATTACAAATGGTAGGGATGTTTTTGAAGTAACTGAAGGAGCATTTGAAGGGATTTTTATTCATCAAGGATTTAAAAAGGTTGATGGTAAAAAAGAGGAGCCTAAAATTATTCTTGATGAAGCTGAAATTCCGGTAGTTGATGCTGCAGATGAATTTGATGAACTTGAAGAGGTTGAAAATGAAAAGCCTGTAAGTCAGTGGACTAAGGCAGAAGTCAAGGAATTTGCAAAAGCAAATGGAATTGATATTAGTGGCACCAAAAATGTCAATGAAGCCAAGGAAATCATCAAACAGTTTATTGGGGCTTAATTTATGACAGATATTGAAAGAATAAAAAAAGAGATAAGAGAAGAGCAATCCCCATATTTTGAAGAAGAAGACTTTCAATATTACTTGGACAAAAATAATGGGGATGTTAATGCTACGATTTATGAGATGTTGATAATTAAATCAGAAGATTCAACAATTTCTGTTAGTGGATTAAACACCAGTGATACTTCAGGCTATTTTAAAAGACTTGCTTCGAGGTATAAGAGTTTTAATTCTGGAATTCTCAAGGGTGTTTAAATATGATTAATAAAAAATTTGAAGCATATAAAATAAAAAGGGAAATAAGAAGAAGTGGATGTAATTACAATGTACTTAGAAAAGGAGTTAATGAATTTGGTGAACCAATTTCTGATATTCAATATGTTGGGAATATAAATGCTTTATACCATGAAGAAAATAGTAATATTCAGATAACAACCGGAGATACAACTCAGGTAAGAACAAAGAAAATACCAATGCTTCTTTGTATTTATGATGATTTTGATGAAATAGAATTTTCTGTTGGGGATTTTGTGGAAATAAATTCAAAAGTATTTAAAGTGACTGGCATTGTGAATATTCAGGAATGGGGAATAATTGGGGATGTTTCTTTAGAGGTATTTGACGATGGCAATAAAGATTGATTATTCCAAAAGTACTTTGAATAGAAATTTATCCGATTTAACTACAAAAATTGGTGCAGCTGTTTTGATGTTAGCAAGTACAGAGGCGTCAAGATTGGAAAGTAAAATGAAAATCAATAGACCTTGGACTGATAGGACTGGAATGGCTAAGGCAACATTAAGAGCATCTGTTTCCCAGCCATCAAAGGACAAAATAAGGATAACTCTTTCCCATGGTGTTGATTATGGCATTTGGCTGGAATTAGCACACGGGAAAAATTGGGCAATCATAGCCCCGACAATAAATCAGGAAGGTCCTGAGGTTGTTAAGCGTTTTCAAGGCCTAATGGACAGAATAGGTAGTTTGTTATGATTGATACAAGGGAATTTGTATATAAACAATCGAGATGGCAAGATATTTTTTTACATTTACAAAACAAAGGGTTTGATGTTTATTCCCCAGGAATTAAAGTTGGGGAATGTTCTTCCCCTTATGTTGTTATAAAAAATGATGGTTCGTCAAAACATGATTCATTTAGTACAAATGTTGATCTATATGCTTTAATGTGTTATGTTCCGAAAAACAATTATAGTTATTTGGAGGTGTTTGTTTCCGAGGTGAAATCTGCAATGAAAGAAATAGAGCCAATGATTAAACCGACAGGACAACAAACACCAAGCTATTATGATGATACATATAAAGCCCACATGATCAGTATAGGGTATAAAAATCATAAAAAGATTTAATTGTTTAATTTTGGAGGTGTTTTAAATGTCTGTTAAAAAGTCAAAAAATGAAATCCCTACAATTGATTGTGAGATGGTTACAATCCAAGTCGAAGGGGAAACAGATGAGATTGGTTTTACTACTGCTAATAGTATTGCAGTTGAACCGCAAACAGAAACTCAGGATGCCGTTAAGCTTATTATTAAGGGAAAGCTTAAAGCACAGAAGCCGGAGAATGTAACAATTACAGGTCACCAGATTACACTTACAGATAATGTCTTCAATCCGGAACTTGTAAAAATTCTTCAGGGTGGAATAATTGTTTATGGAACTGGGGAAGATGCAAATAAAGTTATAAGTTATACCCCGCCTGTTGTTGGTAGTGATGATAAAGGTTCAACCTTTACACTTAATGCTTATTCTGCACAATATAATGCTGCTGGTCAAATTGTTAATTATGAGAAAATTAGCTATCCTACATGCAAGGGTGTGCCTGTTGCATTTGGAGCTGTAGATGGTGAATTTAGGGCCCCTGAATATACAATTAATTCAATGCCGGATAATGGAGTTGCCCCTTACAGTATTACTTATGTTGACTCCCTTCCTACTCTTACAGACCCTACATGATACAAAAATATATAAAAATATAAAAACAAAAAGAGGTAAAGAAAAATGACTAGAGAAGATTTTGTTAGAGCTGGATATTCTGAAGAAGAGATTGAAAAAATTATGAGTATTGCTATGAATGCAGATAATAAAATTGATAAACCGAAAACGAAAATTTCTGATTTTCCAACATCCCCACTTCTTGAAAAGAAAATGCAGAATGATATTGATGAAAGCAAGGTAACTTCCATTTATGATCTGCAAAGATATGCTAAAGGTCAAATTGTAAGGCTTCCGGATTTTGCAGAAGGTCAGCCATTTGTTGCAAGAATGAGACGTCCTAGTCTTTTGATCATGGCAAAGAGTGGGAAAATTCCCAACAGATTGCTTTCTACAGCAACAAATTTATTTAATGGAGGTAACGATAAAAATGCCAATACTGATAGCTTATTATCTGATACCTATGATGTATGTGAGGCAATCGCAGAAGCGGCATTGGTGGAGCCTACATTGAATGATATTAAAAACTCAGGGATTGAGTTATCTGACAATCAATTGATTGCTATCTTCAATTATGCCCAGAGAGGTATTGAAGCATTAGACAATTTTCGTTAAGAGTGAACAGATTTTAAATGTACTCGGAATGGCTAATTTATATAACTGCCGTCCGAGTACATTGCTTAATTTGCAAAATGAATATGATGCATATTGTTTTGATGAAGCTTGTGCTTATATCAGAATGAAAATGAAAGACGGGGAAGAACCTCAATTTATAAAGGAAAATATAAAAAATAAGCATTTTAAGAGTGCTAGTGAAATGTACAAGGCATTGGGGGTGATAGATGGAGTAAAAGAAAAGGGGTGATTAAATGGCTGTTGATGTAGGTTCTGCTGTTGGATATTTAGACTTAGATATTTCTGGATTTATAGCAAGTTTAAATCAAGCAAATGCAGAAGCTCAAAATAAAACAAAAACACTTGAAAATACTCTTGGGGATGGATTATCAACAATTGGTGGTAAAATAACTGGAGCTGGTAAAACACTTACAATGGGATTGACTGCACCAATTTTAGGTGCAGGTGCAGCGGCGGTTAAAACTACAGCAGATTTTGATAAATCAATGTCTCAAGTTAAAGCGGTATCCGGAGCAACTGGAGATGATTTTGATGCACTCAGAAATAAAGCAAGGGAAATGGGTGCTACAACAAAATTTAGTGCTTCTGATGCAGCTGATGCTATGAATTATATGGCCATGGCCGGATGGAAAACCAATGATATGCTTGGCGGTATATCCGGTATTATGGATTTAGCTGCAGCATCTGGTGAGGATTTGGCTACAACATCGGATATAGTAACAGATGCATTGACAGCGTTTGGAAAATCTGCTGATGATTCTGGGCATCTTGCAGATGTAATGGCTGCGGCTAGTTCAAATGCGAATACAAATGTATCAATGCTTGGTGAAAGCTTTAAATATGTTGCTCCACTAGCTGGTGCAATGAATTATTCAATGGAGGATACTAGTGTTGCTCTTGGATTGATGGCAAATGCTGGAATTAAAGCTTCCCAAGGCGGTACAAGCTTAAGAACTGTTTTAACAAACATGTTGAATCCTACAGATGAAGTTGCTAAGGCAATGGATGATCTTGGGATTAGCCTTCAAAATGAAGATGGTTCAATGAAATCATTACATGATGTAATGGTTGAATTAAGAAGTGGATTTGGTGATTTAAAAATATCACAAGAGGAATTTGAAGAAGGCATTGGTGCACTTGATGCTGCTCTTGCAAATGGGGAAATTACTCAAGAGGAATATAATGCTCAGGTTGATGATTGGATAAATAAAACCTTTACAGCTGAGGATGCACTTAAGGCCCAAACTGCAGCTACACTTGCTGGTAAAACAGGTTTATCCGGATTGCTAGCAATTGTGAATGCATCCGAAGAAGATTTTGATAAATTAACAGATGCTGTTAATAATTCCGAAGGTGCGGCTCACGATATGGCTGAAACTATGCAAGATAATCTTGCAGGTCAGATAGACATTATTAAATCTGGACTTCAGGAATTAGCAATTAGTTTTGGGGATATAATGATGCCAGCCATTAGAGGGTTTGCAAAGTTTATTCAAAATCTAGTTGATAAAATGAACAATCTTGATGAAGGCCAAAAACAGATGATAATGAGGATTGCTTTGGTTGTGGCTGCAGTAGGTCCACTATTGATGGCAATTGGTGGTGTTATTTCTGGTGTTGCTGGATTGATCAAAAATGTTTCAACTATATCAAAAGCAATCACTCAGGTTAAGGATGGATTTGCATTATTAAAACCTGCAATTGCCGGAATATCTGCACCGGTGTTAGCTGTGATTGCAGTAATAGGTATTTTGGTAGCGGCATTTGTTACGCTATGGAATACAAATGAGGAATTCCGAAATAAAGTAACAGAAATCTTTAATCAAGTAAAAGAATCAATCTCAAACTTTATTACTGAGTTAACTCAGAGATTTGAAGAAATACAGCCAATTATTTCCGGATTCATTGAATTTTTCAAAGGTATATGGCTTGAATTCTGTAATTTTATAGCACCAATTTTTATTGATGCTTTTTCAATTTTGTCTCAATTACTTCAAACAATATTTGATACCATAATTGGAGTTTTAGATATTTTCATTGGTATATTTACAGGTGACTGGGATAGAGTTTGGAATGGAGTGAAACAAGTATTTGTTTCAATTTGGAATTTTTTAGTTTCAACATTTAATACAATAGTTTCAAGATTAGCATCAATTGTTTCTTCAATGGTGCAATCAATCACTACATTTTTTGGAAATTTGCTTTCTAACATAATAAGAATAATTTCTTCAATCCTTGCAAGTATAACAACGTGGGCTGTAAACATGGCAAATAAAGCAAGGGAAGCTGGAAGAAATTTCTTGACTAATGTTGTTAATTTCCTAAGTCAATTGCCGGGAAGATTGGCCCAGATAATTTCAAATATTATTTCCAGATTGGCTCAATGGGTATCTCAGATGAGACAAAAAGGTGCTGATGGTGCAAGAAGTTTATTTAATGCTGTTGTAAATGGTTTAGCATCTCTGCCTAGTAAAATGATGTCTGTTGGTAGGGAAATTGTAAATGGTGTTTGGAGAGGAATTCAAAATGCTCGGGACCATTTCTTTAGCAATGTAAAAAATTTCTTTTCTGGCCTTGTAAGTGCTGCCAAAGGTGCATTGGGAATTAGTTCACCGTCAAAAGTATTTGAAGAAGAGGTTGGTGAAAATATACCGCCAGGAGCTGAACAAGGAATTAAAAAAGCTATGCCATCAATGATCAGAAGTACTGTAAAAGATTTTAATGATATGGTGGCTAAAGTTTCGGATACAATAAACCCCATTGATATTTCGTCTGCTTCAAAAGCAAGTGCAAATGGAATAAATTATAAAGGTGGTGATTTTGCAAATCAATCCTCTGGTGGTTTGTTTACAGAAGAAAATCTTCAATTGTTATCTGAAATGCTTTATGATTTGCTGAAGGATGCTCCAATTGTAAATAATGTGAATGTTTCAATGGAAGATGGAGACGTTTTGCTTGATAGTGAAAGAGTTGGTAGAAAAATTGCTCCGGTTATTTCAAGGGTTCAAGCAACAGGAAATGTATAATAAGGGGTAACCAAATTGAGTAATTATTTTGATAGAGAAGTTTATGATTCAAACTTTCAAATACAGGATAATCAAATTGGTTACCCTGTATTTGTAAATGGAATAAATGTTTATGAGTATAATGCTGATTTAATTGAATATGACCTTAAGCCGGCAAAAATATCCTATGATGCATTTAAGAAAATTGGTAAATATAGTTATATAGTTAACCAATATAAAAATAGGGATAATGGAATAGAGTTCAGTTTTTATGTTGGAGGAGCAACATACACTGAGGCCCAATTAAATATAAATAAATTAATAAGGGATTTCCAAAAGGATGCCCCTGTTGTTGTAAATGTTGGAGATTCTGAATTTGAATATCTTTGTATATTAACAGATGTTTCAATTTCTGATACTAAGGTGCTGCATTTTTATAAAGTGGACATTTCAACAATTGCAGTTAAAAGATTGCCATTAGTTGAATTAAAATATACAACTACTGAAATTGCATCTGAAATAAAAATCTATAATAGTGGTTCTGTTGAAAGTGGATTGCTTGCATTTTGGCATAGTACTAAAAGAGGCAATACAATCAAATTTGCTTATGGCCAAGAATCATATACAACAATAACTGTTAGCAATGCAAATTTATATAATTACCATGTAATAGATGGATTAGATGGAAAGGTTTTAAGGGGTTCTGCAAATAGCCCAATATTTGATGGCTATGTGAATAATTTTATTAATACGGATTTATACCAATTTCCTGTAGTTGGTCCTGGTGATAATAAAATTAAATTCACCCAAACATCTGGGGATATAACAGAACTTACTTTAAGATATTATCCCACTTTTTTGGTATAGTTTTGGAGGTTGTTTTTCGTGATTGTTTTAAGGGTTTATGAATTAGACAATTTATCCTCAGCTATACCAATTACCCTCGAGGATGATAAGTGTTATTGTGATCATAATTTAAATGGTGCTGATACAGTAACATTTGAAATCCATAGAAAAAACGAAAACCATGTAAGTATAGCTGAAGAAGTAAAAATTGATGTTTTTAGTAACAGGTTTGTAATTAAAAAGGTTGATGAGCATTCGGATTTTACGACTGTAAATTGTGAGCTTGATTTGGATGATTGGAAGGCAAAGCTTAATAAAAATTTTAGAATGACAAATTCAACAATTGACCAGGTTTTGCTTGCAATAATACCTACAGGATGGACTAGAAATTACGAGTCTGGTGTTGATTTATCAAAACATACAACTGTAGAAAAGCAAGAGGGAAAAGCATTTGTGGCAGTAACGTCACATGAATTGTTAGACTATGTGGCAGATGCTTTTTCTGTTGTATTTAAATTTGATGCAATCAACAAATCAATTACTGCAGTAAATCCGGATTCATACACAAGTTCTGGTGAATTTTTCATGGAAGACCTGAATATGACAGAACTTGGATATAATGGGGATAGTTCGGATTTTGTTACTAGAGTTTATGCCTATGGCAAAGATGGACTTACATTTGCTAGCATTAATAACAATAAAGAATATGTTGAAAATGTAGCATATTCCAATAAAGTAATAAACTATGTAGTTACAGATGAAAGATATACAGTAAAAGAAAATCTGCTCAAATATGCTCAAAAGGTTTTAAATGAAAAGTGTATGCCTCAGAAATCATATACATGCAGCATCAAAAATTTTGATGGGGATATTTGGTTATATAAAATAGTTACAATTGTTGATCAAAGACGCAAAACAAGAGTTGAGCATCAGTGTGTAAAATATAGGGAGTATAATGATCATAGTTTGGATTCAATTACACTTAGCTCACAAGCTCCATCAATTGAAAAAATTGTTAAGAGTAATTCAAAAACTGCAAATGATTTAATCGAGGCACAAAGAACTACAATATATGATTTAATCCAACAAGAGGTTGATGCTGCAACTGCTTTAATAACAGGAAATCAAGGTGGTTACTTTAAGTGGATTTATGATGATGATGGAAGGCCTATTGAATTAGTAAACCTTGGTGATTCTAAAGATATAAATACAGCCCAGCAGGTGTGGAGATGGAACCAAAACGGATTAGGCCATTCAAATAATGGATATAATGGAACCTATGGACTAGCATTAACAAAAGATGGCAAAATTAATGCTACAATGATAACAACAGGCGTATTAAATGCAGGTGTTATTAGGGCAGGTGTTTTGGCAGATGTAAATAATATAACCACTTTTAATCTGGAAGATGGAACACTTGCAATTAAGAAAGGTTCAATTAATCTTGGCAATGGGAATTTTGTTGTTACAAGTGGCGGTGTTTTAACTGCAAAGGATGCTACTATAAATGGTCAAATAACTGCCGGGGATACAACTGGCGGATATTGGACCAGATTGAATGTAAATGGTCAATTGATTGGTTATAAAAATATAAATGGAACTAATTCCCAATATGGTCTTGTTGATTTTACTGCTGACGAAAGAGATTTAACAGACCAAGTTGATAGGTATGGTTTAAAGTTGGTTGGTAAAGATGTAATTAGAATTCAGGCACCAAAGATTGCAATTGCAACAGGTTCTGGTACAGGTACATTTGGTGCATCTGGTACGCAAAAACTTATTACTGATATTCAGGACAATGGGGATGGGACTGTACAGTGGACTTGGAAGAATTTTAAATTTATAAATGGTTTTATGGTTACACAAATAACTTAAAATAAAAGAGGAAAAATAAAATGGCAAGTGGTAAAATGGTTGCTTCAAAAGACATTGAAGAGATTAAAAGACAAAAAGAAATTGAAAGAGCAGTTGCTCAAGGTAATATTGATTTTGCAGAAAAAGTAGCAAAATTACAGGTAATAATTACGGGGTATGTACATGCCCAATTTACTGGCAATGATATTCCGCCATCAATTGCTTGTATGATTCTTGAATCTGTTTTATTAAAATATAAAACAGTGCAATCAAATGAGGCACTATTTAATTGCTTGACAAAAGAATCAGCAGATGATTTTGATGGGGTTGGTTCAAATGATGGTGAGGGTTAATTTATGGCTGTTATAGCAAAACAAAGATATAAACTTGATATTGCCCCGAGTGGTGGTTGGGTGATTGTTTATGTATCTCAGCACGATGATGAGGCAAGGGAAATTGAGTTTGAAATTACAAATCAAGGTAATGCATTTTCAATTCCTGCATCAATAAATGTTTCTGTACAGGGAATAAAATCAAATAAAAGTTATTTTTCGCATAGTTGTTCTTATTCAGGTAATGTTGTTACAATGGCTTTGGCTGATGATATGACTGATATTATTGGGAAGTCAATTTGTGTTTTGAAATTTACAAATTCATCCCAGCAGAAATTGGCAACAGCAAAGTTTATTTTGAATGTGGATTCTGATTCAAGTTCTGAAGGTGTAATTATTGATACTGATGCAGAAGAAATCTTTAATCAGATGCTTAATGATATTAGAGCACAAGCTGCATCTGTTAGTGCTGACATTGCAGAACTTCGATCAATGGTTGGTTCCCCGCTGGTAGCATCTACAGTATCAGCAATGACTGATCATAATAAAATTTATGTTTATACTGGTTCGCAATCTGGATATACAAATGGCAATTGGTATTATTGGAATGGTTCTGCTTGGACTTCTGGTGGTGTATATAATTCAACTGCGTTTGAAACTGACCCCACATTTACCGTCCCAGGCCAGGCGGCGGATGCAAAGGTAACTGGGGATAAAATAGATGGATTAAATTCCGCTTTGGAAAGTGCATTTTATATTTCACGGCAATATGTTGATATATCGAAAGCTATATATAATAAAAGATATGGTGCTATCAATGTAAGTCTATACGATAATACGGGTTATTATGCAATCCCTGGAATTAATTTGAAGGCAGGAACATATTATTATAAAGACATATTTGCTGAGTTTAGCCACTATATTTATACCGGGGAAGAAACGCTCAATACTTTTAGTGGTAGCGGCAGAATAAGCGGTTCTATCACTTTCGAAGCGGATGTAGTTATATATCTGACGAGTAACATTAGTTACGGGAATGTAATGTTTGCGGATGATGTTTTGCCACAAAGCTATATTTATGGGGTATACTATATATCACTTAAAGATGGGTTGGTTGATGTTGATGATACATTATCACGAAGTGGATTGTGTGCCGATGCTGGTTCAGTAGGTGCGTTGTTTGGTATAAATGGATTTCAGTATTTAAAAGAATCTGATTTTGTTCCTAATACAAGATACGGAACAACAAACATTACAGCAGTAAGTGTAAATGGGTATTTCACAATTCCTTCCATACCATTAAAAGCGGGAACGTATTATTTCAGAAATATCTACACCGATTTTAGCCATGTGGTAAACAAATCAACAGGAGTTAGGACAAGTTTATCAAGTTTGGTGGGTGCAGGTAGAGTATCTGGTTCTGTTACTATTGAATATGATTTTTATTTATACATAACAGCTAATGCCACCTATGATACCCTGAGTTATGGCAAGGTTGTTTGGAGCAATTATCCATATTATTCAATGGGCAATAATAGAGTGTATGGATTATTTGCTAATAGACCAGATAGCAACAGATATAGTGAAAAAGTACAACCTGTATTTACAGTTGAAAAGGATGGAAAAGGTGATTTTGCGACCATCAAAGAAGTACTCGAAACAGCTGTATTATATCCGAATTCAATTGTAAAAGTGGGACAAGGCATTTTTGATCTGATAGAAGAATTTGGTGCAGATTATTTTGCAAATCTTGGAGCTGTTGGAAATTCGGGATTGCAACTGTACAACGATATTATAGTCGAATTTACAAGCAATACGCTGGTTACCTGTCATTACACGGGGGACAATTCCAATGTCATGCAGTATTTCTCTCCATTTAATTTAAAAAAATCAGCAGGTTACTTTGGAGGGTTTACGCTTAAAAATTTACATCTTGAATGCTCAAATGTGCGTTATGGAATTCATGATGAATCAAATGCATCAAACTTGCCCTACAAAAACAAATATTTCAACTGCAACATTAAAGTAGACAATAGAAATAATACTGCGTTTTCAGCACGGCAGTGCATTGGCGGCGGATTAGGTTCTGCAAGTGAAATTATTATTCGTGACTGCGTTTTTGAATCAGTGGTTAACAGCGGAACAAGTGGGACAGGAATTGTAAGTTATCATAATGGCGGAACTGGAAGAAGTGATATTATTATCAAAGATTGTTATTTTAAGGGAAGCGATACGGTAAAAGCATCATGGCATGGTACAAGCACAAAGGTATCAACTATGACAGTGAGCGGCTGCTCTGTCGGGTCAGCACCATACTGTGTATCAGAAGCAAGTGGAGATACAATAGAAAACATGGAATTGATTGCATGGAACAATGAGATTAGGAGTTAAATTCGTTAAATGGACACAAGAAGAACATGAAAACAAAGATATTAATTATATATGGTATTCTTTTTGTTGTGTTGTGGATGATGAAAGGTATCGTCATAAGTTGGATGAAAGGTATAATTGCAATTAAATAGTGATTTCAAAATTGAAATTTAGGTGCACATAGATTTCAATTGGGAAATAGATGTTAAGTATTAATTTTCATTTTCAAGTCTATTTTAAATAGACAGGAAGGAGTAATTTAATGGAGTATGCTAGTAAAGGTGTAGGAACAGCCGCACTTACAACAGGCATCATAGGCACAACACTCGGAGCGCTTGAAGGTGTCGGTGGTATTTCTGGACTGCTCGGTAATAGAAATATGTCCGAGGGCGATAGACCTGTTACTCGTTATGAAATGGGTCTTATCAAGGAATCCATTGCAAAGGATAATGAAATTACACTTCTTAAAGCACAGCAGTATACTGATCAGGCTGCAATGGGCATTCAGGGGCAGATTTCAAATCAGAATGCTTGGAATGCAGCACAGATGGTAAACATTCAGAATCTTCAGTACCAGCTTGGTCAGGTAGTAAAGCCTTATGTGCCCAATTATGCACTTGCTCCTGGCTATGGTATGGCGGAAGTTCGTCCCATGTCTCCATTTCCTCCGGTAGTTCCTACGGCAACTAGTTCTGGTGGTACAACTGAAGCAACAGGAAATTGATCATTTGGTTTTAAAGTAAATCAAAGTAAATTGCAAAAATAAAATTATGGTTTGGCTCTGGATATGATTGTTAATTGTATTTGGGGCCAAACCATTATGAGGAAAATAAAATGCATGTAGAAAAACAGAAAATTATTGATGGTATTATAAAATATATTGAAAAAGATGTTATGCCGGAGATTTCTAGTGATAGAGGTTTTCAAGTAGTGATTTCAATTGGCATCAGTGCAGTTAAGGCAAATAACAAACTGCTGGATAAATTATTTGAAAATGATATTTTTAAATCACTTGCAAATTATGATGATGAAAACAAAACATATGATGTTGATTTACTTTGTAATATTGCAAAAGACAGTATTTCAAAGTGTGGATATTTTCCTGTTAAAATTCCGGCAATTAGTTTTATTTCACCAAATGAAAAAGAGTTGAAATTTTCTGCTGCAGATGTTGACAGGTTAAAATCTTATATTGTTGATTGAATGATTTTTTTGATTATGCTATTTGGAGGACTTGAAAATGGAAAGCACAGCGACTTGGGAAGAAGATGAAGGTGTTAAAACAAAAAGTGTTGATGAGTTTGAACAGAAGCTAAAAGATGCTTTTTGTGATGAATGTAATGGGGTTATTGAATATAATAACCTTGCAAAGGAAGCTGCAGAAAAATATCCTAACTCCGGTTATGCACAATTATTTAAAGACATTGCAAAAGAGGAGCATCTGCATAAAAATCATATTAAATCAATCATGATTGATATGGGGGTAACTATTGATGATTCAATGTGTAAACTAGAAGGGAGTGCGGAAGAATCACGCCAGAAATTTTGATGTTTACATGAAATCTAATGCAAGTAGTAAATTGTCTGGTTTAAGAATATCTGATGCAATAGGTTTTGGTTTAACATTACTTGGCTTTTTCTTCGGTTGATCATATGGAGAATATATTTTCAATTTTAGGTTTTCAGAATATTGTTTGGTTGTCAGGAATTGTTGCTGTGGCTATTACAACATTGATACAAGGTCTCAGCAGTAAATATAAGCCATGGACTTATGTAGCAATCCAAATTGGAAAAGCAATAAATAAAGAAACACTGGAGAAATTGGATAATCTTGAAAAAAAGGTTAATGAAATAGAAAAGCACGACAAAGAACAGGATGAAAAAGATAAAGAGGAAAAAGCCAAGGCAGCCCGTAGAAGAATCCTAAGGTGTGCAGATGAAATAAGGGCTAGGGTAAAACATAGCGAGGAATATTTTAATGATATTCTGGATGATGTAACATTTTATAAGAAGTATTGTGATGATCATCCTTTGTTTAAAAATGAAAGGTCCATTATGGCTATAGATGCAGTGGAAAAAGCATATAAACATGCCCATGATACAGATGATTTTCTGTGAAAATTTTTTAAAAAAGGTGTTTACATTGTTATGTCAAAATGGTATAATAAAATTCCAAAATACTTTTAATTAAACATCAATAAACAATCACCTTTGAAAAGGAGAACAACAATGACAAACCTTGAAATGAAAATTCTGGATGCACTCAAAAATGAAAGACAGAGACTTAAAGATTTTGATGTGATGATTCAGGAAATGCATGATGAAAATATGAGAAAGGCAGCAATCCAAACTTCTGATTATTGGAAGAAGGATTTTGAAGACCGTGCTAAATTTAATCTCAATCATAAGAAGTATGAATACAATTTTATTACTGAATGGAAAAATGTTATTGCATCTGCAGTGTATGGAAAAATTTATTATGAATGGCATCCTGCACAGGCAGGCAGATACAAAGGAACTGGACATGGTGCCTATGTTACTACTGAATTGACAGATGTTGAAATTGAAAAGGTTGATAAGATTTTTCAGAACATGATCAACAAAAAATATTTCAGAATTAGCAAATCCGGAAAAATGGCAAAATTTGTCGGATGACGAAAAAATTGGAATTCTCAGAAGGGAGTGAATGAAATGGCTAAAAGAATTTGGACGGAAGAAGAAATCAAGGTTTTGATTCAGGAAAATGATAAGGTTTTGTATGGAGCTTTGAAAAAGCTTTACAATGAACAGACAAAGGATGAGCAGCAATCTGGACAAACAAAACACTATAATGGTGTTGGATTTAACGGGGCAGATTCAAAGTTCTTATCAAGTGTTTCTGAATTCCTTATCAAAAAAGGTTTTCTGACAGAAAAACAGAAGTATTGTGTAAGGAAAAGGTTGATCAAATACAACAAGCAATTAACGAGGCTTGCAAATGAATGATAAAGCCGCCCTGACGAGTCTCTGGAAATTGAGACGAAACACCCTTAAAAAAGGGTGTCGGTGGTAATAGTTCCACAAAACATTGATTAGTCAAGGAGGACATTAATTTATGAAGTATACAAAAAATCAGCTTGAAGGCATGAAAGCAAAGGAAGTTCAGAAAGTTGCTTCAAGGGAGTTTGAAATTAAAGGGGCCTATGATATGAGGAAGGGAGAATGTATAGACAGAATCCTTGAATATCAAAGGGAATTCCAGAAAGCTGAAAGGGAGGCAGAAAGACAGATTAAGGAAGCTGAGAAAGCAGAATCAAAAGAGGCCTATTTGGAAGGGGCACCGCTTGGAACACTGGTTGCTTTCAAAGTTCCTGATACAGCAATTGTAAGGCCTGGGGAAAAGAAGGTTAAATCTGCAAAGATTGTTGGCCGGAATGTTTCAAAGAAGAAGTTGCGTTTACAGACTGAGTATGATGCATTTTATATTGTTCCATTTGAGAATGTTCTTTGGGTCAAAACAGGGTCCCGTTGGCCTAGGAGTATTTACAATTTACTCAAGGGAGTAACAAAGCTTGAGGGATAGGACAGAAGTTGTCCGGAATTTTTACAACAAACAAAGGGAATTTTCCGATATAAAAAAGGCATTTGATCAACTTAAGAAATCTTTTGAAAAAGAAATGGAATTGGTTTTTGCAGAAAGTGAAACTGATTCTGTTTCTTTTTCTGTTGGTTCTGATTATGGCAATGAATTTTTTATTGTTAAAAGAAGATGCAGAACTTATATCAAATGGAATTTCCAGAAACTTGCTAAAAATCTGGGCAATAAATTATTCAAGCAGGTTGTTAATAAAAAATACATTGTTAATGATATGCTTGGATTAATCGAGTACCTTAAATCTTGCAATGTGGACCCTAACATTTTTAAAAAATATATTGATGTTGAATATTCTTTGAATGAAGCGGAGCTGGATAATTTAGAGTTACTTGGAAAAGTTAAAGCTGAACAATTGGAAGGGTGTTTTAATTTAAGTTTTTCAAAGCCTTGGTTTTCCGTAGAAAAGAAAGAATGAGATGGAAAATAAAAACGGAACAGAATTGGCAAAGGTTTTGTGGTATTATAATATCCTTCCAGAATATGACGGCTATACATTTAAAATAGTTTGTCCTTTTCATGAAGATGTAAATCCGAGCATGATCATTAATCTTGAAAATGGCAGTTGGTATTGTTTTGGTTGTGGACTATCCGGAGATGCAAGTAAATTTGTTGCATTGATGGAAAATCAAAATGATTTGAAATCATATCAGAAATTTTTGAGGATTCTGAAATCTGACAAATGTAGCTCAATCAAAATAAAAGGCCACAGAAGGCCTCTACAAGGCTCTGTAAGGGATTTGTACAATGAAGCTTATGATTATTACCATGGATTGGCAAAAGTCAATTGGGAGGCTTCTGGAGGCCTTACAGAGGAAATTGTTGAAGCTAAAGAGTATATGATCAGCAGAGGATTTGATTGCAAGGTGTTAATTAAATCAAAATGCAAGGTAACATATAACCCTGGTTATCAAGTGATTTTTCCAATATTGGATAATGGAAAATTTAAGGGCTGGGTATGCAGAACAACAAAAAAGGAAATTGAGGAAAAGCGAAAATATTTATATAACAAAGGTTTTCACCGCAGCAATACTGTTGTTGGAGATTATGGTTCAAAAGATTGGGTTATTGTTGTTGAAGGTTTTATGGATAGGCTGAAATTTTTGCAGTTTGGAGTGGATAATGTAGTTGCTATTTTTGGCTGGAAAATGTCCATTGAACAAGAACAAAAATTAAAATCTGCTGGAATTAAATATATAATCTCAGCACTTGATAATGATAAATCTGGAAGGAAAGGGACAAAATATTTACAAACAAGGTTTAAAACAGTGAGATTTAAATATCTCAAAGGTTTTAAGGACCCAGGAGAAATGGGAAAAGATAAATTTGAAAAAATGTTTAACAAGACAATGGCAGAATTAAAACGATTGAAAGGAATTTAAAATGGGTTTAGTTGATTCTATCAAAAGGGATGCAAAGAAAGCTGGTCAGAATAAAAGCAAATTTATGTACTTCAGGGAGGGAACAAAAACAAGGGTCAGATTTCTTACCGATATGGATGATGGCATGGAAGTGACCTTTCATGATAGTTTTGCAAATGGCATAAATGTACCTTGCCAGGAAATTTTTGGCAGAGACTGTGACTATTGTGAAATGGAAGGCCTCAGAACAAGAAGTCAGTATATCTGGTCTGTTTGGGATTATGAGGCAAAAGAAGTTAAGCTGTTTATGTTCCCTGTAAACAATTGCTCTCCCATTCCTGCATTGATGGCAATGTATGAAAATTATGGAACTTTGGTGGATAGGGATTATATCATCTCTGTTACTGGGAAAGCACAGAATAAGACATTTACAGTAATTCCTATGGATAAGGTAAAATTCCGGAATGAAAAGGCAAAGCCTTATTCTGAAAAGTCCATTCTTAAAATGCTTGATAAGGCCTACCCTGCAGAAAATTCAAATGATGAAGATGAGGAATATGAAAGGCCTGTGAAAAAATCATCTAAGGTTAATAAGAGGAAATATGAGGAGCCTGAAGATGATTATGATGAAGATGACTATGATGAGGCAGATGAGAATGATTATTCCGAGATGACTCCAATTGAGCTTTATCGGATTTGCAAGGAAAAGAAGATTGATGTTCAGCCGAGAAAATCCCAGAGGTATTACATTAAGCAGCTTGAGGATTATGAAAAGGCCCATGATGATTGGGATGATGAAGATGAAGACGACTGGGAGGATGAATAAATTTAGAGGGGGGGTTTATGGCAAAGAAAATAGTTATATTTGGCCCTGATAATTCCGGAAAAACAACATTGGCAAATCAGATTTCAAGGGAATTTAAGTTTTCCTACATTCATAGCCTTGGTCCTGTTGATGTTCAGAAAATGGTTCGGTTTATGAATGATCTGCTATCAAATGATGAAGATGTTGTTTTTGATAGATTTCCGATTATCGAAGAATCAATTTATGGTTTAGCTTTAAGGGGCTCTAGCAAATTTGATTGTTTTGATCAGAAATATATTTCAAGTGTTTTGAAAAGGGTAAACCTCTTTATTTATTGCAATCCAAATTTAAACACCATTTGCAATTGGGGAACTAGGGAACAGATGGATGGTGTAAAGGAGAACATAGAAAAGATTAGGTCAATGTATGACGATTATCATGATAAATTGGTTTTTGACAATTATCCTGTTGTGTGTTATGATTACACTGCAGCTAATGGCCTTTTATCAATCAAGGAAAGGATTAAAATTTTATGAATATCACCCACGCTATTGAAGAGAATGTTTCCGGAGATATGCTTGAAGCTATTTTTGGAAGACAGAATGAATTGATGATCAAATATCACGATATTGAGCTCAGGTCTGGATTGATGCAAACAGAAGACTGCCCTGTTAATCTGGATGATAAGCGAGGACAGGCAAGAATCAAAGATTATTCTTGGAGAGTAACGGAGGAGCTTGGAGAGGCACTTGATGCAAGAATACAAGATGATCTTCCGCACTTCAAAGAGGAGTTGATTGATGGATTGCATTTCTTGACAGAACTTTCTATTCTTTCTGGAATTGGTGTTGATAACATCATTAGAAGTGGAATTGATTATTGGGAAGAAAAGGAAGGGAATAGTTGGGCTTCTGGTGTTCTTTGGGAATCTGTTGTTGCTGAGGCCTATGATTTGGATAAGCTGAAAGGATTGATTCACTTAGCTGGTTATTTGTATGATGATTTTGAACTTGAAGAAAGAATTTCTAGTTTTGTCATGCATATTGGAATGACTTGCAATTGTTTGAAGAATAAGCCTTGGAAACAAAGCAACATGATAACAGATAAGGAAGCTTTTTATAAATCTCTTGGTGCAACATGGATTTCTTATATTTCTATTTTGATGATAACAATGGATGCTGAAGAAATTTGTGATACATATTTGAGAAAATCCCAGGTTAATAAATTTAGGCAGCGTAGCAATTATTAATGCTAGTCCGGAAATATAAAGACTTTGATGATTTGTTTTTAAACCTTACCAAGGAAATACTCGAGAATCCCAATGAATTGATTGATTATTCATCTGGGATTCTCGGTTATATTGATAACATGGTGCTTGCTACAAAATCCTGGGATTGTACCTTAGACCTTGGTGATTTTGGTTATGCTAAAAACAAATGGAACCAATTAATGAGAACATACATAGATTATGATCAGCTTGTTAAATTCCGAGAGCGTATTAAAAATATGTCTGGCCTTAGCTTTACATATTATTTTAAACAGAAGAAAATTAACAATGGTAGTTGTTTGATTGCAATTGTTTTAAGCAGGCAGGACAGGAAGGGAAAGTGGACTAAAGTAAATGTTCTTTACAGAACAACAGAAATCCAAAGAAGATTTGCAGCTGATCTTGTAATGATTCATCATTTTATAGAGGAACTTCCTAAAGAAATCTGTGATATACAAAGAGTAATTTTTTACATGCCTCAATCATATATTTCAGCTATGGTTATAAATGGATATTATGATTATTTTGGAGTGCCTCGGGAAAATTTGGATGATTCTAACCCTTGGATAAAATCCTTGATTAGTGTTCATAAAAGGAGCTTTGTTCCTGGTTCAAGAATAACAACATACCAAAGCATGGCTAGGATGCAGAAATTAGCTTTAGGGTTAACCTCTTATGATAGTTTAGATGCAGATGATTTTGGTATAGATAAACATTTCCAAGAAGGGAGTAAGTAAATGAGGATATATACAAATTGGCAAGAGTGCTACGAGGAAACAAGACGTGATCTCGCAGAAATGGGAATTGATGTTTTTCCGAAAACAATGCAGGATAAGAACATTGAAGGTAATTTGGAATATGCAACAAAGGAGCTGCAGAATTATTCCTATTGTTTGCTGGATGTTAAATCATCCGAATATACCGGAGTTACTCAGCCATGGGCAGATGCTGAATTTTTGGAAAGAGTAAATCCCTCTGGCAATGTTAATCCTGGGGATGCTTGGAAATTAAGACCAGATGTTTGGTGTGAATTCATGCATGATGGCAAAATGGCTTATTCGTACAATGAAAGGTTTTTCTTTAATGATCAGTTAAATAAAATCATTGATAGGTTAAAGAATGATCACGATTCAAGGCAGCTTTGGTTGTCCGTATGGAACCCGGCTGAGGACCCTGATAAACTTGGGGGAATTTCAAGAGTGCCTTGCTCCCTTGGATATAATTTTCAGTTCAGGGATGGCAAGTTAAATATCCATTATGTAATGCGGTCTTGTGATTTCAAAACACACTTTGTAAACGATAGTTATCTTGCAGCAAAGCTTCTGGAATATGTTGCTGACAAAGCAGAACTTCCAACTGGCAGCCTTACTCATACAATGTTTTCCTTGCATATTTACAGAAAGGATGTTCAGGGCGTCTTCTGAGGTTGACTTTCCACTATTTTTGTGATAGAATAAAACAAAAAAGTTAATTAATAAAAATCTTCAGAAGGAGGCAAAACGATGAATAAAAAATTCAAGGAATGCAAGGAAATTATTGCAGAGGCACTTAAAAGACTGGAAGAAGCTGGAGATGGAGAATTTGAAGTTCCGGAAATCACAGATGAACTTGTTTATAGTATCTTTGGTGAAAATCTGGATGTTGAAAATTCTGTTGAAGAAGTAATGTGGATGTTTATGATGGAACTGTAATTTAATATAAATTTTGTAAATGCAAAGCCACCTAGATAGGAAGATATTTAGGTGGCTTTGTTGGTGGTTAAAATGTATTTGAAAGCAAAAGACTTAGATGATGCTTGGAGAAAGATAAATGTTGGCTGTATGACTGGAAAGGTCCCTTGTAAATCAATTTCTGTTTCCAGACACTTTATAGTGGATGGTGAAATAATTTGTTCTGTTGAAAATAAAGGTTGTAGTTTGGACTTGAATAACTTTGGTTATCAGGATAGAAAATTGCAATTACTTTATAATAAGTATTTTGATCAGGAACAATGGGATGTTTTTAATGATTTAGTTTTATCTGGAAAGAATGCAATATATTATTTTAAATCATCAAAGGTTTATGCAGGGTTGCCAAAAGCCAATTGCTTAATCTGTTTGATGTATGATAATAGAAATGATGAATATACTATAGTATGGAGACAAACGGAACTCCTTGCTAGGTTTGCAGCTGATCTTGTTTTTTTGTCAAAAATTCTTTTAGATAAAAAAATCAGATTGGTGATTTTAGGGGCCTATCAATATATTGTTGTCATATACGGAATTTTCAAAATGAATGGTGTTAGGTTTAAAAAACCTAAAGATGAAAAATATGCAAAGGCTGTTATAATGTCTAAGGAATTTTTCCCTGATCACATTGATTTTGAATTTTATGAAAGATGGCAACCTATCAAGTTAGTACAGAAAAGCTATAAACGATATTTGAAAAGAAAAGAGAGTTAAAATGGATTTACATAGACATGATGAATATAGTTCATTTGATGGATTTGGAAAAGCTAAGGAATTGGCAGAAATAGCATCTGAGCTTGGCCATACTGCTTTAGGGATTTCAAATCATGGAAACACAAACGGATTAGTTCAGCACTATATGGGATGCAAGGAAGTTGGAATAAAGCCAATCCTTGGGTGTGAGGGATATTTCTTGCCGAAGTATATTCCACAACATAGAGGTTATCATTTGTGTTTGTTTGCAAAGAATCATCAAGGATATAGAAATTTAAATGAATTGCAATTTGAAGGTGAAAAACAAAAATACTATAATCCAATTTGGACATTTAAACTCTTAGAAAAATACCATGATGGTTTAATATGCACTTCAGCTTGCATTGCAAGTTATTCAAGTCAATGTTTAAAGGCAGGCAGAAAGGATTTAGCCGTTAAATACCTGAAGAAAATGGTTGATATTTTTGGGGATGATTTTTATATTGAGGTTCAGCCATATAAAATATCAGAGAAAGGTCTTCAGGAAAAGGTTAATGTTGAATTGATCAATTTGGCAGATGATCTTGATATAAAGTGTATTTTAACATCTGATTCGCATAGGGGGAGAAAAGAGGATTTTCCTACTTACTTAAAAATGCATGAAATAGCTGGCCATGATTTGGAGCATATTGAGGGAACATATAAAGAAAGATATATGCCTTCGGATGAGGAGCTATTTATAAGGTTTTGCAAAATGCATTCAAAAGACTTTGATGATTTCAGGCCTCGAGGGATGGAGATGATTTCAAACCTCAAAGAAATAGAGGATAAAGTTGAAGAGGATATTTTCAAGGACCTGAAAGAAACATTGCCGGTTTATTCGGATGATTCAATGGGGCTTTTGAAAAAGAAAATTAAAACATTCCTTATTGATCATGGAAAGTGGAATAAGAAATATATTTCCAGAATAAAGCAGGAGTTGCATGTAATAAAAACACTTGGCTTTGAGGATTATTTCTTGATAGTTGCGGACTATGTAAACTGGGCAAAATCCCAAGACATTTCCGTTGGCCCAGGAAGAGGTTCTGCATGTAACTGTTTGGTTGCATATTGTCTTGGCATTACTGCTGTTGATAGTTTATTGTTTGGTTTGGATTTCAGAAGGTTCTTGAGGGAAGACAAAAAGAAAATGCCTGATATTGATGTAGATTTTGAAACATCAAGAAGGTATGATGTTATTCGTTATGTTGTGGATAAATACAAAGGTAAAACTGCAAGGATTGCTTCTTATGGTCTGTATAAAGTTGATAACTTAATAAATGACCTTGCAAAGGTTTGTGGATTACCAACAGATAAAAGTATTGATGAAGAGGAAGTAAAAGCTAATAAACAGACAATTGCTGCAATTAAAACCTTGGTTAATGTTTACATTGATGAGGATGGAAATTTAGCTGCTACGGAGTTGCTTAAAAATCCAGAAGCAAAAACATTCAATTCAATGTATGATCACATAATAATCCATTTTACAAAGTTATATAAAAAGGTCCGGTTTATCGGCACCCATGCAGCTGGTGTTGCTGTTACTGGTGGAAACATCCTTGATTATACTTCCTTGAGGATTGATAAGTCTGGGGATATATATACAAACTATGATCTTAATGACATGGAAAATATCAATGTTATTAAGTTTGATATGTTAGGCCTCAAGACAGAAGAGGAAATTCACGAACTTAGAAGAGCAACTGGTGTTGTTGTTGATTATGATACTATAGTGGATGATCAGAAAGTTTTGGAAAGATTTGGTTCCGGAGATACAAAGGCAATTTTCCAGTTTGATAAAAAATCTGTAAGGGATATTTTGACAGGTATCAAATGTGATTGTTTCAATGATGTTGTTGCCGCTAATGCAATGAACCGTCCTGGCCCATTATCCCTAAAAATGCCTCAGGCTTATGCTGAAAATAAATTTAATATCGAAGAAGCAAAACTATCCCCATATTATGACTATACAAAAGAAAGTTATGGAACAATCATTTACCAGGAACAGATTCAGCAGATTTGCGTTAATGTTGGTAATATGTCTTGGGGAGACGCTGACAAAGTAATGAAGATGATTGGCGGGCAATCACAGTCAGAAGATGCAAGGGCGGAATTTGAAAGAACCAAAAAAGAAATGCATGATAAATTCGTAGCTGGTGCAGTTTCAAATGGTTATAGTGAATCTGAGGCAGAGCAGATTTTTAACATGGTTTTGGTTTACTCCTTTAATAAGGGTCATGCAACAGGTTATTCTTTGATCTCAGTCGAGGAAATGTATTATAAAGTTTATCATCCAACTGAGTTTTGGTATGCTAAGATAAAATATGCCCCTTCTGATTCTGATTATGAAAAATACTGTGTTTATGCTAGTGCAGATGATGTAGTTATATTCCTTCCTCATTGTAATTTATCAACAGAGAGAATGAGAATCAGAAATGAATCCGGAGAGTTATGTTTGCAAAGAGGGATTTCTGAAATAAAAGGAATTGGGGAAAAGGCTGCAAAATATATTGTTGATGAAAGACGCAAAAATGGAATATTTACTTCTTATGATGATTTTGTTGATCGGTGTAAATCAAGAGTGGTTACTTCCAGAGTGATAAATATTTTGAAAGAATATGGTGCACTTGAATTTAATAAGAAGGTTTATATTTCCAGAGTTACAAAATATAATTCTGCATTATATTCAAGGAATTAATGCAATAAAATTTTAAAAAAGGCATTTACAACATCTTTGAAATATGGTACAATAAAATTACAAAATTAAATATTAAATAAAACAATCAAACATCAATTAAATCACTTTTGAAAAGGAGAAAAATCATGACCAGAAAGGAAATCATCAACGCAACAATTAAGGCTACAATGACTGAGCAGGAGCTCACAGATGCACTTGCATCTTTGGAATTTGGAACAAAGGTTTATGTTTCCAAACAGAACAAAAATGTCAGAAATATTTATGATGCATCTGGAAAGACAAAGTTCGCATCTGTTGAAATTGTGGAAGCTGTTGTTGAAGCTCCGAAGAAGAAGTCCAAAAAGGCAAGGAAGACAAACAATTCCAAACAGCAGAATGCTGCAAGAGCTACAAAAGAATCCGGTAATGGATATGTTGTTTATTTTGCATTAAAGACAGATGAGGAAGGCAAAATTCAGATTGATGATACAATGACAACATGCAAGGAAATCAAGGCATTCATCAAGAAGCTGCATTCCCTCGGCCGTGGTTGTGTTTCCACATTGAACATTTACAAAATGGGGGAGAATTACCAGAATGATCACAAGGACATTCACAAGACGAGAATTTCCGCTTGGGTTGGTCCGGAGTTTGCAATTGCATAATTTGAAGCATTCCAGTTTGTTTTAAGGGTTGTTCTGGATTAATCAAAAATCAACCAACAAAATTTTAAGTTTGAATTCTGAAAGGAGAAAGTTGCTATGAATTTGCACACAAAGGCAATGATGTTCGGTATTGTTAGGGATAATGCCATTAAGGCAGAAGCTGATTTCATCAAGAAAATCAAGGAGCTGGATGATCAGAAACACCAGGAGTTTGAAAAGTTCAGAAAAAAGGTTGGTGAATCAGTTAAGGATATTCCGGAGGATGATTTTGCATCATTTGCTACTGCCTGCCTCGGTACAATGTCAAATGAACTTAATTCCCTTATGATTACAGGATATGTTTCCGAGCATGAAAATATGAGCCAGACCCGCAAAAATGAGTTCCTTCTTATGGCAATGGTATCATCTGGAATTATTGACGCCAATGAGTTGGCTAAGAAAATGTTTCCGGATGGATTTGGTGAATGATTAATTGATGTTGTTTTGAATATTCCAAGCAGCTGAATTTGTAAAACATTTTCAGCTGCTTGGTTAGGTTTATCCGGAGAGTGTTTTATGGCAAAAACAAATAAACAGGAAATCATAAAACTTTGTAACATGATCAACAAAAAGGAAGGTCAAGGGAGTATTTACTCCATTGGTTCCAAGAATGCAAATTTAAATATAAAGAGGTGGTCAACAGGGATTGAGGATTTGGATGATATTATTGGCGGTGGAATGCCTGAAGGTAGGGTTATTGAAATTTATGGCCCCGAAGGTTCTGGGAAAACTACACTGTTGTATCATCTGTTTAGTTTACATAATTTGTGTTTGGATATTCCGATTGAAGGGACCTTTGATTCTGACAGAGCTAAGATATTTGGAAATAAACCGAAGCAGCTGCTGATATATAGGGCAAGGTATGGAGAGGATGCATTTAATAAAACAATTAAGTTTTCAAGAGCAGGAATTCCATTAATTGGTATTGATAGTGTTCCGAGTCTGGTGCCAAAGGAAGATGCCGAGAAGGTTTTGAAATCTGCTGATAGGGATTCAATCGAGGAACAGAGGATTGGTGGAACTGCTAGGCTTATGAATAAATATCTGCCAGTGATTGAGGAGATAATTGAAAACACCGGTACAACATTGATATTTGTCAATCAGGTGAGGGATAAAATGAATGCTATGTTGTTTGGTGAAAAAACAGATACTCCCGGCGGGCATAAGTTAAAACATTCTGCATCAATCAGAATTCAAGTTGCTAGAAGAGCTTGGATAGAAATACCAAACAAAAATCCTAAGAATAGCGCAACAAATGAAAAGATTGGTTTTATCATGAAATGTAAAGTGATAAAATCAAAAGTTAGCAATCCAATGGGAGAATGCGAGATACCTTGTTTCTTTGATAGGGGTTTTGTTTCATTTGATGATGTTAAGCCGATCAGGGCTGAAATCATGAAACAAAGAGCAGAACAATATGGCCGTAGAATTTCTAAAGATTGGGATGATGGATATGAAGAATAAATTTAAAATTATGATTGCTTATGTTTGTGCATTTATCGGAATGATGTTTTCCTTTATTGGTGGTTGCATGTTGGATTCTGAAAATTTATTTTTGCCTATCATGATTTGTTTTATTGGAGTTGTTTTTCTTGGAATTTCCATAGTAATTAACAGAAAGGGTTGGTTATGAATTTTGGATTGTTTGATATGATTATGGCTTTTTCTTTAGGTCTGTTTATTGGTGGATTTTTCGGATTTATCTCTTTTGCCTTGTGTGCAATTCAAAGGGAGGAAAAATTTAAATATGAAGAGGATTTCTAAGGATGAATATTATCTAGGAATTGCAAGGGCTGTTTCAAAAAGAAGTACATGTTTAAAAAGACACTATGGTTGTGTGATTGTCAAAAATGGAGAGGTAATTTCAACAGGCTATAATGGAAATCCAAGGGGCCATGAAAATTGCTGTGATAGAGGGACTTGCAATAGAATGATGAAGCCTCATAATTCTGGGGATTATTCTGATTGCTATAGTGTTCATGCAGAACAAAATGCTATGTTGTCAGCTGCAAGGAAAGATATGATTGGTTCAACATTATATTTAGTTTGTGAGGAATGCATTGATGATAAATACATTGATATTCCATATTGTGAACCATGCCCAATATGTAAAAGAATGATTTGTAATGCTGGTATTAGCAGGGTTGTTTGTCCGGATGGTGTTCTTTTAAATATTTAATGGAGAAAGTAAATGTTTTATGTGAGAATTCCCTTTTTGCATTTGGATGATATTTATAATTCAAATCAATGTGTTAGGTGGATTAAAATAACTGATGGAAAATATTTAATCCAGTCTGGTAATGATGTTGTTAAAGTAACAGAAAATACAAATAGCAGATTTTTATTTGATTGTTCTGAGGATGAATTCTTTTCTAAGTGGTTTGATTATTTTGACCTTAAGAGGGATTATTCCAGAATGAATTGGGTTTTGAAAAACTTAGATGATGAGGTTAAAATTGCAGCAAACAGGAATAAGGGATTAAGGATTGTTAAAGTTCCGCTTTTTGAATCAATTATTTATTCCTGCATCAAATCATTGTTTTCTGTTGATCGGTCAAGAATGGCTGTTGATTCAATTGCAAAAAGCTGTGGTGTTAAACATGTTCAGGCATTTAAGGAATCAGGGAAACTGATCTGGCATGAATTTCCATCACCGGAGACAATACTTGAAAATGAATTTTCCCTTGACAATAAAATGCTGATGCATCAAAAGGATAATATAATTTCCATTTGCAAAGATATTGTTTCTGGTTGGCTTGATTTGGATTATTTACAAAAACTGACTTGTAGCTATGAGGATGCATATAATTATTTGATTCAATTTGACTACTTGAATGATTGGGCTGTAAAATTCATTTGCCTTAGTTCCCTTGGATTTATAAACTTATTCTTATTGGATAAGCATACAAATAAGTTTTTTAAGAAGATGGACATTCCTTATATTGATTTCAAAGACTGGTATATGGATGATGAGGCAAGAGCTTATTCTGGATTGTTAAGTCAGTATATTTGGAGTAACGAGGTTAATCCTCCAAGAAGATTAGAAAAATGGATGTTGGAGTGATATAGGGATAGTTGTGATATGGGAATAGTTAATGATATAAAAAGAAATGCAAAGTCAAATGGTACAAAGATTCAGTCAAGTGATGCACAAAAGCTTGAGAAGATTTTAAACAATACCTTTTATCTGAATAAGAATGTTGAGGAAGAAACTAAGTTTGTTAATTCCGTTATGACTCGAGGTCAGGAGACACAAGAAAGGATTGGTTTACATGCTTCAAGTTTGATTGTTGGAGACAAGGATTTCTGTATAAGACAACAGGTCCTGAGCTTGATGTACAGACAATTACAAGGTGAGCAGGTCAATGTTGGATTAAAGAGAATCTTTGAACAGGGTAATGCTATCCATGAAAAATGGCAGAGGCTCTTTATAAGGGCCGGTTATTCATCTGCTAATGATTTGGATGTTACTCAGTTTAATAAAAAGTACAGAATAAGCTTTACCCCTGATATTATTTGTTGTATTCCGGAATTTTACTCTGGAAAGATGATTGGTGAAATTAAATCAGTAAATACCTATCAATTCCAGAAAATGACAAAACACCCTTCAGCTTGGAAACAATGCCAATGGTATATGTATTTAACCGGAATTGAAAAAGGATTTGTTTTATCAGAAGACAAAAATACACAAGACTTTAAAATTGAGGTTTATGATTTTGACCCTGATGTAGTTGCTCCATTTATTGACAGAGCGGAAGAAATAAAGTTCCGATATAAGAAAGCAATGTCTGAAGGCAAAATGATCAAAAGACCACCTGATGCTAAATCAAGTGATTGTAAACGATGCAAATCCTGTGCATTGAAAAATGCCTGTTGGAATATCAATGGCGGTGGTGTACGGATATAATTTAAAATCCATTTTAAGGCCTCTGTGAGGCTCTGTATTGCGTTTGATTGATGTTTATGTATATTTCCTCGATTAAATGTCAAAATCCAATACAGAGGCTTACAGAGGCCTTGTGTGATGTTTGTTATTATAGGTGGAATTATGGAACAGAAATTAAAGGCCCATATAAGGCCAAATTATAAAAAGCATCAGGGAGAATGGTGTATAATCTGCGGTGACAGGAATTGTAAACATCCGAAGGAACATGCTGACTTAATGGAACATGCAAACAGATATAAACTGAGAAGTAGAATCTGGTGTATATTAAGAAACGACTGGGGACAAAGCTTAAAGAATGGTGGAATGTCAACAGATGCTTTAGATAAACCTATTTGTTACATGTGCCATCTGGATAAATACGAGATAACTCATTGGTCAGGAACTAAAAAGATTTCTGTCTATAAAACAAAGTATGTTGGTGAAATTCCGAATTTGCATTATTACTATTATTGTTCTCCGGATTTATATAATTTATTTGAAGACAATTGTGTTGAACCATTATCCCAGGAAGAACTTGCTAAGATTGCAAACAAGAACTGGTCAAGGTTTAATAATTTTATCAAAAATAAAGTTAATGTTGCATTCCTGAGGGAAATGAAAAACAGATATATAAAATGCTTGGTACATGATCATCAGATTATTTACAGGCCAAGTGTTAAAAAATATGTTCCGTATAGTTATTATGAGTTTTGTATATCGGAAGGGTATGAGTTTTGAGTAAGAATTGTCCTATTTACGGAAAAGCTATATACATGGATTGTCTCGAGTGTGATGAAAAACCATGTAAAATGGAAAAACCTAAGAAAATAGTTATAGGTATTGATCAATCATACAAAAGGACCGGTATCAGTGTAGGTATAAATGGAAATCTGGTTTTAATAAAATCTGTTGATTTATCTAAGTATAATTCCAATACAGAAAAGAGGAAAGCCCTTAGAGGTGTATTATTTAAACTAATAAACAACATAAATAATAAATATAATATATTATATAATAATATAATATGTATAATAGAAAGGATTAGGTTAAGGTCAAAAGGATTTTTAAACATAGACTACATAAAATCAATTGGAGCACTAAATGCTTTAATAGTGGATGTTATGCAAGGGTTTAATATTCCAGTGTATTCAGTAGATACTAGATGTTGGAAATCACAGATAATAGGAACTAGTAAAGGTGAATCAAATTCCTATGGTGTTCCGGATGAAAAATGGCCTACTGTAAGATGGTTATGCAGAAAGGGATATAGAAAAGAAATCCTGATTGATGTTAGTGATTCAAGAAAGACCAAAAATACCTTTACTAAGAATGGCTGTAAATATATGTTTGATAATGATGCAGCTGATTCAGCTGCTATTTGTATGTTTGGATTTATTGGGGAAAAAGACAAATTACTATCTGAAAAATAACCTAAATGATCAAATTACTTCCAGAATGAGCTATTTACTTTTGTGTTTGAATATGGTATAATTAAATTCCAAATATAAATACAACAAAACAATAAAACAACAAATTCCTTGAAAGGAGAAATGAAATGAAAAAAGAACTTGTAAAAACAAACCACTACAAATTTGAATTCCAGAGCATGGGGGAGTTCATCAAATATCTGCAGGATAATGATTATGTTGAAAAGGATTTCTCAAATGAATATGAAAGACCATGTACAAATTCAAGGATGGGTTGGTATGGTTCAACAAATCTGAATGATGCAATTGAAATCTGTGAATCTGGATGGACTGAAAAGGCAAAAAGATTGACTGCAAAAATCAAAACCTATACAACAACATCTGATTTTACAAAATATCAGAAAAGATTTATTTCTCAGGCAGGTTACCAGCCAATTGTTCCGCTGTACCTTGCAGGGGTTCCAAATAATATGATGAATTCCAGATTTGAACAGAAGAAACAGAAAATCATCACCATTACAAAATCCATTGGTTATCGTGGTAATGTTTCCCCGGTACAGATTGAACAGGAATCCCTTAAAACATTATCAATAATCCAGATGTTAGAAAACAAAGGATACCGTGTTAATCTTAATATCTGTAATACATGGTTTGATTGCTGTAAAAATCACATTACATTGAAGGTTAACATCAAAAAGGCAAATGAGAAATTGAACATTTCAAAAATTGCATTCCCGCTTACTCACCCTTCAATGTTAAGGAGATTGGTTTTCAGATTTAGGGAAATTGTTCCTGAACATTGTGGCAGAAATGCTGGTGCATCTGAATATGATAAAGCTTCAAATATTGCTGCAATTGACCCGAAAAAGGAAATATTCATTCCTAGTTTCATGGATATGTCAATGGATGAAATAAAGGACCTCAAAGATTTGGAAAGTGGATATACAGCTTCTGATTTCCAGAAAATAATCAAATGATCACAAAATAAACGGCTGGGAGGTGAAAACCTCCCGCCTTTTTAAATTGGAAAACTTTAAAAAAATCTTGCAAAACTATTTACAAACTACCAAATAAATGGTACAATGAAATTCCAATAAACAATTAATAAAAACAATACAACATCAATAAATCAATTGAATCTTTTGAAAAAGGAGGAAACAAAAATGGCAAGGAGAACAAGGAATCAGGAAGTTAACATCAACGTTCTGAACATTGAAGCTGGTGTGAAACATGGAATTGTCCATGTAGACCTTAAGTTTGATGGAAATGAAAAGGTTTATTCCTATTTCCGGAAATGGTTCATTGATGAAAAAACAGATACATGCTACACTGTGATTTCTGGATGCAAAATCAAATTCACAAAGGATTTCCAGTTGATCGGTATCAAAAGGAAATATGATGTCAAAGGCGTCAACAAAACATCATCTGAAGGAATGATTGGAAAGACCGGAAACAACGAAGAAGAGGAAAAGGTTTTCCAGATTCAGGAAGATGAAGAAAATGATGTTGTTGTTTCTGTTCCGGAAATTCCGGAAACAAAACAGGAAGTTGTTGAAGTCGTTGAAGAAGGAGAAATCCACCACGAACGATATGACACCATCAAAATGATGCTTGAATGCAATATTCCGATTTATCTGGCTGGTCCTGCTGGTTCTGGAAAGAATTTCACTGTTGAACAGATTGCATGGGAGCTTGGATGGAATTTCTACTTCTCTAATTCGGTACAGCAGGAATACAAATTGACTGGATTTATTGATGCCGGTGGAAAATTCCATGAAACGGAATTTTACAAGGCGTGCACCGATGATCATGACTGCATCTTCTTCCTTGATGAAATGGATGCTTCAATACCAGAAGTCCTTGTGCTTCTGAATGCTGCAATTGCAAATGGATATTTTGAATTCCCTACTGGGAGAGTTGATTTGAAACATGTTCATTTTGTTGCTGCTGGAAACACCGTTGGGTCTGGTGCTGATGAAATGTATTCAGGAAGAATGGTTCTGGACCAGGCAACACTTGACAGATTTGCAATCATTGATTTTGATTATTCTAGAAAGATTGAAATGTCAATTTCCAACAACAATTCGGATTTAGTTGATTTCATCCATTCACTCCGGAAGGAAGCCGAAGAAAAAGGAATTCGTGCAACGTTTTCTTACAGATGCATCACAATGGTAACAAAATTGGAAGCCGCAGGAATGGACCTTGCAGAAATCATTAAATTTACTGTTGTTAAAGGAATGGACAAAGATACAATCAATACATTGAATCCGAATGGTTATACAAAATATCATCAGGCACTGAGAAAGGTCAAAGCTGCATAATGCAGAAACAGATTTCCCGAGTTGGGCAGGTGAAAACCTGCCCCTTTTGTTTTGTATGGGGATATAGCCAAAAGGTAAGGCCTGGGATTTTGATTCCCATATTTGTTGGTTCGATTCCAACTATCCCTGCTAATAATTTTGGAGGTTATGTTTTATGGCTATGTATGTATGTTTTGAAAGTGGATATGTTGGCAGAACACTTAGGAAAGCTAAAAAGAATGACTTGGTTATTTTTGATAGTGATGGTATTGATAAAAGTATAATTACAGATGCTAAGAAAAGACATGTTCATTTGTATGATTATCTGAATGTTGGTTCAATCGAACCTTCAAGAAAATACTATGATGAATTCAAAGATTTGAGGATTGCAAAATATTCTGGATGGAATGAGTTTTGGATTGATGTTACTGATATAAGGTGGCAGAACAAATTGATTGAGCTGGCTAAGGAAAAGAAGGAAAAAGGTGCAATTGGTTTGTATATGGACAACGGGGATATTTTATGGCAGTGCATTGAAGGATTTAAGGAAAACAAAACAAAAATGCTTAAACCAATTCCAGACCCTGAAAAAGTGTTTTTTGCCTTGAAGTATGTTGTTGAAAAAATTACAACTGAAGTTGGATTGATAGTTATGCCAAATGGAGCAGATGTTTTTGTTAGGCAGCTGTTTCACAGAGGCTGGGGATATTATATAAAAACGGTAATTCAGGAAGGGGTTTTATATTCCAACTTTAAAAAGCAAAACAAATATGAAACTGCCTATTTGGTTGAATATTTAAATTGGTGTTTGGATAATGGATTGTATGTTAGGGGGATTGAGTATGTTAAATCTGCATCAGGAATAAAAGAAGTAAAAAGATTTTATTCTGATCATGGTTACAAAGGTCTTTACATTTCCAAACATAAAACCTTAAAAGGAGATTGATTTATGGCTGGTACTTTTTATGATGTTTTAAAAGTTTTAAATAAATATATTGGCCAAAAGGATGCCCATAAAAGAGTTGTGGATTATCTAAAATCCCAAAAGATAAAGGCAGATATGGATGATGCTTGGTGTACTGAATTTATAATGGCCGTTTTAAAGGAAGCTGGATGTATTGATTTAATTGGTGGTTATTCACAGATTTCAGGTAGTGTTAAAAAGAAAGCAATTGCTAAAGGAATTTATCATAATGGCAGTTATGGAATAATGCCGGGGGATATTGTTTTATATGGTAAGAATGGGAAAACAAATCATTCAGAATTAGCAATTGGTGCATCAATGAATGTTTCCGGAAATTACACTTTAAATGGCCACAATGGAGTGTATTATAGAAAACGATCAGGGAGAACAATTATTGGATATGTAAGGCCCAAATATAAACCAATGCCTGATTTTAATAATTTGGATGATGCTATATTTTCAAGCTTTGTTATTCTGAACTTTTATGCATCTGGACAAACTAGATCAAATATAATGCCATTTGTTTTTGGCAAAAATGCTGACAGGATTCAAAAAGAAGTTGATAGGGTTTTTCATGATTCAGAAAAAACAATTTTCAATTTAGCTGTTTTTACAATTTCCGGATTTGCAAGCAAAGACCCTTACCGGAAAACAATCCTTGGAACATATAGGGATTCTGTTCAGGATGAAGTTGACCACATTTATAGCTTAAGAAATAAATCAATTAATGAAGCAGCCCAATTAGTTCTGGATGATGAATTTGGTACAAATGAGGTTAGAAAATCATTGCTTGGATTTTGTGGCTATAATGCTCTGGATGTACAGAATAAGGTTAATGAAATTCTTAAGAAAAAACCAAAGGATGAACCAAAATCTGTTGGGAAAATGATAAGCTTATTTAGGGATGCAGGAAGAGCTAATGAAGATGTTGATGGATTACAAGGCAATTGCATGATATTTAAATCTGGAAATCATTCTGTTATTTATGATGGTTATAAAACTGGGGGCCTTGATAAAATAAAATCAGAAATTAAAGGAACAGAAAATAATTGCATTGTAGTTTCTCATCCACATGCAGACCATTTAAGTAATAACATGAACTCCCTTGTTAAATCAAAATTAATCAAGAAGGTTTATGTTCCTGCAAGGGATGATGAATGGGAATCTAAATACAAAGACCGTTATGATAAATTTTTAAAAGATTGCAAATTAAGCAATGTACCGGTTGAGGTTTTATATCAAGGTTCTGTATTTTATTGGGGTGATATTAAAGTGAATGTTGTTTTTCAACAGGACCCGAAAACAACAGACTCTATAAACATGAAAAGCTTGATAATCCTTGTTTCATTTCCTGGCAATGGAAATGATATTTTGTTGCCAGCTGATCATTATATATCAAGTAGGGAGTCAAGATTTGTTTATGATAAAAAGGTCAAGGTTTATTGCAGTTCCCATCATGGATTGAAGCTTGGTAAATATAGCGGGGATAAACTTAGCTTTGTTAGTAAAATCAATCCGGATTATGTTTTGCATACTGGATGGAAAAGCTGGCCATTAAATTCAATAGGGCAGGACCCTAAAACAAAACAAACGGATGAGGTCTACCAGCAATGTTCTAATCTAATTCCAAATGATGTTTGTGGAAGAACAGAACTTAATTTTATGAGTGATGGTCAGATAAATGTTGTTTGTGAACAGGGAGCAATTGGTAAATCCATAAAATATAAACTGGATGGAATTGTTTATGATAAGATTGTCCATGTTTGCGAAAAAACAAAATTTAAGAAGGTTGCTTCAATGATTCCTGCAGGTGCAGAATTTATTTAAATAAATAAAACGAGGAAAAGCAAAATGAAAACTAAAAAAAGAATTAAAATGAGAGTTTCAAAGAAGGATTATTATTGCAGTTCATGTAATGCAAAAAGGAAAGAGTCATTGGAAATGTTTGATGTTTGCATAGGAAATGTTCTTTTTACTTTGTGTGATGAATGCATTGATGAATTGTTTAGAAAAACATTGAAAGCAAGCTGTATTGTTAATGGTAAATTGAAATCTGCTGAAGACATGAAAATAATAAATAACCGGAAAAGAATGTTGAAGGTAAAAGGTGAGTTGGATGTTTCTGTAAATGATGTATTAAAAGAGGAAATTCCCGAGGATGATTAATTTTGATCAAATGCCTTTTATTTACTGGAATGAATCAACAAAAATTTCTTATTTACAGAGACAGGTCATAGTTCATAGTTTGCTTTATTATGAGTTAAATGAATCGGTTATTCCAGATAAGGATTTTGATGATTTATCAAGGCAGCTTGTGAAAATGCAAAGGAGTGCATCAAAGGATGATTTAAGGAACTCACAATATTATTATTGTTTAAAAGATTTTGATGGTTCAACTGGATTTTATATAAAGAGTAAGTTAAACAAAATTGACAGAGAAAGATTGTTTGGAATAGCAATGGTTGTTCTCCGGAATTATAAAACATCAAAAGGAAATTCAAAATGATAAAATTAAGAGAGCTTGAGCACAGGGAATATTTGGAAAAGAAATGCATCTACTTTGAGTATAAGTGTAAAACAAAAGATGAATCTGGAAATGATCAAATTTTGTTTGTTTCCAGATTTGCCTTTAATGGCAATGATGATTATGATTCTTGGGTTATGCAAATAATATTGCTGCAATCGGGGATGAGAGAATCCCAAGTGTATACAAAAGAATTTGTCATGCCAAAGAGAAATCTGGATTTAACCCTGATTTGTGCTACTGGGTTAAGATATTTTCAAAATTGCTTGAAAGAGGAAATGATGAAAAAAATGTTAATGGATTTTGCAATTTCAGATTTCACAGAGGGAATGTAAAAATGAAAAGGTCCGGTAAATTCTACAGAAGGAATGAGCAGGAAGTTATGAAATTGTTAGGGTTTGACCCTACTCCAAATTCTGGTTCTGGATGGATTGTTAAGGAAGATGGCCAAAATGATTTAGCAATATGCCAATTGAAAAGCACAGATTCAAATTCAATCAGGATAAATCTGCAGGATTTACATACACTTGAATATAATTCAATTGTGGCCCATAAGGTCCCTGTTTTTGCAATCCAGTTTCTTAAAACGAATGAGGTTTTCATTGTTATATCCCCTGAAAGGCTCTGTGAGGCCTCAGAATCAATTTTAACCGGTAAACGTATAAATGTACCAGAAAACGATTTAAACGCCTTACAGGACCTTCCAGAGGCCTCAGAAAGGAAAATGATCAAATCCTCAGATAGTGCTAGGCATGATATAAGGGCAGAAATCCATTCAAAATACAAAAAAGAAAGAAGGTCAGCAAAATAATGATTATCAAAGTAAGGCAAGTGGTTAAATATGATGGACATAGTCTATCTTCAAATGGTTCTGTTAATTTTAAATTGAGGGCCAGTTATTCAGAACTGGTCAACTCAATTAAGTTGATGCAGATGTTAAACAATGATGTTACTATCAAAGCAAAGGTTCCTGGTTCAAAAGTGATGAAGCTTGGAATTTTCAGAATCAAACAGATTGTTATTGATGGTGATGGAGAATCTAAAATCACTTTTAATGGTTTAAATGATTTTATTGAAATGGATAATTTAAATCTGCTTCCACTTAAGAACAGTGAGGAGACAAATGAGTTTCAGATTTTATGTGAATCAAATGTAGAGGATGAGGAAAATGAAGAGTAAGGTTAATTTTGAAGAGTTGTGTAGGGCAAAAGTTTCAAAGATAAGGAATATTGTTATTAGTAAAACATCCAATGGAGCTTTTTATATTGCACAGCAGCTTAATGTTTTGGATGAGGATACCGGAAAGAATATAAATGTATTTCTGAAAGGTGCATTGAAGCTTGAGAATATTGATGCAATGTATGCTTTAAGGGATTCAATAAACCTTGCAATTGAAAAAGCGGAAAAGGAAAATGATTCTGTTGACGAGGATGATGATGGCTGGGAGGATGATTGACAACAAATTTTGTTGAAAATATTTTTTCTAACCTATTTACAAATACATTGTAGTTTGATATAATGAAATTCCAAATTAAATAAAACAATAAAAACAATCAAACATGAACATTACAAATTACCTTTGAAAGGAGAAATGGAAATGTATTCTATAATCAGATATGCAGCTACAGATGTTGATTATGTTGTTAATGTTGAAGTTGTGGAAGAGTTAAATTTAACTTGGAATGAATTGATCAAATATGCAAAAAGGAATTATTCCGTTGTGAAATTCAACAAAAGGAGAGGTGTTATAATCGTTAAATAGGTATCATCTGGATTTCCAGAAAGATATAGATATGAAAAGCCATTGGATTAAAATTTTAAATCAAGGAGGTAAAAATCATGGCAAAGAATTATTCGATTACAGAGATGGTAGATGTTCTGGTGGAAGGCAAGGACATCGAAGCAATTGCTGAAATGGGAAAGAGGTTCCCTGTGCTTACTTACAAAATCACAAAGGTTACTTCCAAGGCAGCTGAGGAATTTGCTGATCTGGCAAAATATCTTGATTTTGTTTCTGCCAACAGAGTTACAAAGCTCATCAAGGGGGATTCTGATTCTGTTGATGAGGATGAGGTTGTTGAATCCGAGGTTGATGCTGATGCTGAGGATGAGACAGAGGATGAGCCGGAAAAGAAGGAAATGACAAAGGCAGAAAAGGCCAAGGCCCGCAGGGAAGCCAGAAAGGCAAAAAAGGCAAAGGAAGCCGCCGAGGCAGCTGAAGCAGATGAATCCGATGAGGATGGTGATGAGGAAAAGGATTATTCGGAAATGACGGCAATTGAGCTGTTCAAGGAATGCAAGAAACGCAAGATTAAGGCAGCTGTTCCGAAGAAGCCTCAGGCGTTTTACATTGACCTCCTCAAGAAGGATGATGCAAAGAAGGCAAAGGAAGTTGCTGCAGAATCCGAGGACGAGGATGAGTGGGATGCTGAGGAAGAACAGGAGAAGCCTGTTGTAAAGAAGGCACGCCGTCCCAAGGCAACTGTGAAAAAGGCAAAGGCACCTGCTCCGGAGGTGGAAGCCGAGGATGATGATGAGGATGATGACTGGGACATTTGATAATTGATCTGTCTAAATACATGAATGTTCCGGAATGATCATAAAGCCATGGTAAGGTAATTTGAAAGGGGTGGTTCCATTGTTCTAGTAAATCAAAACCTTCGGGGAAATAATACAAGCGTATGAGGCGCTATTTAATGATCTGCTATAAGGGCTTGTTGGATGAGGTTTAAGGGTGGCCTTGGAAAACAAGCCCTGTTTGTATATTAGGAGAGTTGTAATGAATACAAATCAGATTTTAAATTTGGATTGCAGAATTGATGAAAACAAAGAAATCATCCAAAAGGTATTAAGGCAAATAAAGCCATTGGCTAAATGCAAGGAAGATATTGTCCCGATTGAAAAAATTGAGAAATGTATTTTTGTTTTGTGCAGAAATTATAACATTCTTCCGAGAGGGATTCTTGCAGATGAGTTTAGTTCAGATGATGGTATAGTGTGGAAGTTTGAATTTGTAAACGCTGCAAATCTGGAAAGGATTGGCATTTGCTATGGTGTTTCATTTTATGAGGTATTAGCAAAATCTGCAATCATGTTGTTTAGTAAAACAAGGGTTATGAGGAAATAAAAAAATGAAACTGATAGAAGTAACTGATGAATCCAAATGTTGCTGTTCGTGCAAACATAATATCAGATCAATAAATGTTGCATGGGGTTGTGTTTGTCGTTGTGATAAAGATGGGCACTATATTGGGTATATTGCAAATTTCACAGAGGTTTGTGAGGAATGGGAGACAGAATCACAAGGAAATCAATCAATTAATTAAATGAAGTGGGGATGGAATAATGAAGGATGAATATGTCCGCAAACAGGATGTGGTGGATATGTTTAATTGTGCAGTTCAAGACGTTGGGATATTGGATGCTGATGATATAGAGACCGTGTTTGGGATGTTATCATCTGTTGATGTTGCTCCGGTGGTACATGCACATTGGAAGGACAACAAAAATGGTACCGTGAGCTGTAGCCGTTGTTCAACATGGTTTCAGAAAGAGCGTGTACCCTATCTGTATTTCTGCGGGTATTGCGGCGCAAAGATGGACTAAAATAAAAATTATGAGGAAATCATAATGGGGAACAAGATAAATATTTATACTGATGGGTCATGTTCAAAAAATCCTGGTCCTGGTGGATGGGCAACACTGATCATATATGAAAATAAGGTTACTTGCTTAAGTGGATATGAGGTGGAATCAACCAATAACAGGATGGAGTTAATTGCTGTAGTAGAAGCATTAAAGGAAATAATAAAAAAATGTAATAAATATAAAGCTTTTGAAATCTTTTCAGATTCAGCTTATGTAGTAAATTCATTTAAGAATAGATGGATGTACAATTGGAAAAGTAGTGGTTGGAAAACCAAAAATGGTAGGGATGTAAAGAACATTGATTTGTGGAAGCAATCAATAAAATTAATAAGTATGATAAATAACAAAAATCCAGAATGTGAAATCATATTTACCAAGATAAAAGGCCATTCTGGAATAACCTACAATGAAATTGTTGATAAGCTTGCAAAGGAGGAAACATTGAAAGCCTCGAAGGAAAAGGGAAGTGGATAAGTAACAATGATCAGGGATTTCTTGTTTGTATCAAAATCAATTTTAAAAGAATTGATAGAAAGCATAATTTATGCTGTTGCATGTAATTTAAAAAATGTCTCAGTTGTTTTAAATTGGATTTTGCCTTTTATATGTTTTTATCTAGGAAGGTGCTCCCTGTTAAATCTTTTAATAGTGAGCATCATTATTTTATTTGGATTGTTTTTATCTTATTTCACAAAACAGTTTGCAAATAAAATTGGAAAAGGGGAGACATGTCCAATACCAACAAAACGATTTACAGAAAAGACAGATGATGGGGAAGTTAGTATTGAAGTTGATAGGCTGCAGGAATTGACCTTATATATGGCAGATTTGGAAGACTGGCTTGAATCAAAGGGAGTTGTGTTTCAATGATCAATCCAGAATGCCTTTAAAAGGCTCTACAAGCCTCTGTAATGCCTTGTAATGGATTTCTGGTATATTTCCTAATATGGATGTTAAAACGCCTTACAGAGCCTTATAAGCGCTTTAAATGCCTTTATGGATAAATAAAACAAATTGGAGGTGTAATAAATGAAAGTAATACAGCCACAGGTTTATATTGAAAGTGATATTTCCGAGAAGGATGCTATCATGTTGATTGAAAGAGCTGGAAGGGTTTGTTATAAAAGTGAAAACAAAATCAAAAGGGATTCAGCAGAAACATTTATTAGGGGGATTTTGAAAAGAGGACATGAATCTGTAATTGAGCATGTTTCTGTTACTGTTAGAGTGATCTGTGATAGAGGCGTCTCCCATGAAATAGTAAGGCATAGGATTGCTAGTTATTCTCAGGAAAGTACAAGATATTGTAATTATGCAGATGATATATTTGGGAAT